CATTAAGAACATTGGCAAGCTGGTGCCGAGCGCAGAAGACTTTAAGCCTAAAGACCCAGTTCAAGAAAACATGAATGTTCTTAATGGCAAACCCGTTAAGGCGTTTATCTATCAGGATCATGAGGCGCACATTCAGGTTCACCAAGCGGCTATGCAAGATCCAAAAATCATGCAAATCGTTGGCCAAAACCCGAAAGCGCAGATGATCCAAGCGGCTGCTATGGCTCACATTAATGAGCATGTGGCGTTCCAGTATCGCAAGGAAATAGAGAAGCAGTTAGGTATTCCGTTGCCAGAGATGGACAAGGAATTGCCGAAGGATATGGAGGTAGAAGTATCCCGCATGATGGCGTTGGCAGCACAAAAACTGTTAACAAAAGATCAAGCGGAAGCCGCAGAAAAGCAGGCGCAACAAACGGCACAAGACCCGATTGTTCAAATGCAGCAGCAAGAGTTACAGCTTAAAGCCAAAGAAGTGGAAATCAAAGAGAAGAAACTTGCTATGGAAGCTGCGGCAGAAGCTGACCGTATCGAGCTTGAGAAATCAAAAATTGAATCTCAGGAGCGTATTGCTGGCGTTCAAGCGGGAGCAAGAGTTGCTTCTGAGAAAGCCAAGCTTGAGGGTGAGTTGGAATTAAAAGGCGTTGAGCTTGGAAGCAGAATAGCCAAAGAAAGAATGGAAATGCAAACCCAAGCGAAACAAGCAAACAAACCGAAAGGTAAATAACTATGGATAAGACGTTAGAAATTCTCATTCAACAAGTGAGAGATAAGCGTCATCAGATAGTCGAGGCCGTCTCAAACAACGCAGCCAAAGACTATTCTGAATATCAAAAACTCTGCGGCGAGATTCGGGGTCTCTCGATTGCGGAGGGTTTTATTCTTGACCTTGCAAAAACTATGGAGTTATCTGATGAGTGAAATCGCAATCGCCACCGAAGACGGCGAGGTATCAACTCTGCCCCAAACAGCAGAGGAGAAAGCGAAACAATTACCGGAACCAACTGGGTATCACATCCTAGTAGGACTGCCGGACAAAGAGGAAAAATTCGAGAGCGGCCTGTTAAAAGCAGACACAACCATGAATCACGAACAGATTCTGGCTACCGTATTTTTCGTAATCAAAATGGGGCCAGATTGCTACAAAGACGCAAAAAGGTTCCCAAATGGCCCATGGTGCAAGGAAGGGGATTTTATTCTCGCCCGTCCTAACACTGGCACCCGCCTGAAGATTCATGGTCGTGAGTTCCGACTCATTAACGACGATGTGGTCGAAGCGGTTGTGGATGATCCTCGCGGAATATCTAGGGTTTAACAAAGGAGAAACAAATGGCTACAAAAATGGACGCGGAGGAATTCCAGTTCCCCGATGAGAAAGACGAGGTATCTGCTGCGGCGGATGACTTTGAGATAGAGATTGAGGACGATACTCCTGAAGAGGATCGGAATCGGCAGCCTTTACCTAAAGATATGGTTCAAGATCTTGAGCAAGATGAGCTTGAGGACTATAGCGAAGGGGTAAAAGAACGTCTAAAGCAGATGAAGAAAGTCTGGCATGACGAGCGCCGCGAGAAAGAACAAGCATTACGTGAACAGCAAGAAGCTATTGCATACGCAAAGCAGGTTCAGGAAGAAAACCGCGCTCTAAAAGGACGGTTATCTACAGGTGAGCAGCATTTTATTAACACCTATAAATCTGCGGTAGAGATGGAGCTGGACAATGCCAAGCGGGATTATAAGGACGCCTACGATCAAGGCGATTCTGACCGTTTGCTAGAAGCTCAGGAAAAGCTGAACAGTGCGCAGTTCAAACTTCAGAAAGCCAGAGAGTTTGTTCCGTCTGGACAGCCTGAAGAAAGTGATGTACAACCCGCAACAAATCCAGCTCCTCGCCCTGACCAACGAGCGATTGCGTGGCAAGAGCGCAATGAATGGTTTGGTAAGGATGAGGAGATGACTAGCCTGGCTCTGGGGTTACATCAGAAGTTAGTCGCTCAATATGGGACGTCATATCCGTCTACAGATGAGTATTGGAAAAAGGTCGATGACACTATGCGTCGTCGATTCCCAGAAAATTTTGGGGATAGGGATCAGGAAGAACCGGCACAAAAACCGCAACGACCTAACAGACCCGCTCCTGTCGTAGCCTCCGCTGACCGCAGCACACCCTCCAAAAAGGTGAAAATGAAGCAGTCACAAGTATTAATTGCTAAGAAATTAGGATTAACACCGGAGCAGTACGTCAAGGAAATGATTAAATTGGAGGCTACAAATGGCTGAGAATAGAACACCCCGAAATGTAGAAACACGCGTCCAAGCGGAGCGCCCTAAGCAGTGGAGACCCGCAGAGCTTCTGCCAGAACCAGATAAGCTCCCAGGATATGCGTACAGATGGATTCGTGTTGGGCTTCAAGGAACTGCTGATCCACGCAACTACTCTGCCAAACTCAGAGAAGGTTGGGAGCCAGTAAAGATTGAAGAGCAACCAGCATTTCAACTGCTAGTCGATGAAGGCAGTCGATTCAAAGACTGTATTGAAGTTGGCGGATTGTTGCTTTGCAAGACCCCGCTTGAGTTTGTAGAGCAGCGTAATGGCTATTACCTCAAGCAATCTGAAGATCAGATCAAGTCTGTTGATAACAATTTAATGCGGCAAAATGACCCTCGTATGCCGCTGTTCAAGGAGTCGAAATCTTCGATTTCTAGGGGCGGTGGCAGTTAATTTTTTGGAGTAAACAATGGCATATCCAACTGTATCCAAGCCTTATGGCTTGCTACCGGTCAATTTGATCGGTGGACAGGTGTTCGCCGGTTCTACTCGCCTGATGTCTATTGCCAGCGGCTATAATGCTGACATTTTCTTTGGCGACGTAGTAAAGCGCGCATCTAACGGCACAATCGAAAAAGACACCGGCACTAGCACAGCTACGCCTGTTGGTATCTTTATGGGTTGTACTTACACTAACCCAAGCACCAAGCAGAAGTTGTTCTTCCAGAGCTACCCTGCTGGTACAGCTGCACCTGATATTCAGGCTTACGTAGCTGATGATCCTGATGTTTTGTTCAAAGTAGCAACTGTCTCCACAGGTACAACCGTAGCTTTCTTCGGCCCTAGTATCGTTGGCGAAAACGCTGTTTTGTGCCAGAACGCTGGTTCAAACAATACAGGCGACTCCGCAGTTGCGATCTTTGGTGGCAATACTGCTACCACAGCATCGTTCCCAATTCGTATCGTTGACTTTGTGCCAGATACTGGCAACAGCTCCAACGGCTATTGCGAATTTATCTGCAAGTTTAATGCACCGTTTGCGGTGTCAACATTCAGCAGCCCAGGCAATACCGTGGCGACTGTTATGACCGGCGGGCATGCGTATCTCAACCCGACTGGCGTTTAAGGAGTAAGACATGGCTATTTCACGCGCACAACTATTGAAAGAGCTGCTGCCTGGCCTGAACGCTTTGTTCGGTTTAGAGTACGCTCGCTATGGTGAAGAACACAAAGAGATTTACGAAACTGAAACCTCTGAGCGTTCTTTCGAAGAAGAAACTAAACTTTCAGGTTTCAGCGCCGCACCTGTCAAGAACGAAGGTAGTGCAATTCGTTATGACAACGGCCAAGAAGCTTGGACAGCACGATACAACCACGAAACCATCGCTTTGGGTTTCTCGCTGACCGAAGAGGCTATCGAGGATAACTTGTATGACAGCCTGTCGGCTCGTTATACAAAGGCGCTGGCCCGTGCTATGTCGTACACAAAGCAGGTTAAAGCTGCTGCCGTCCTTAACAACGGCTTCTCCAATAGCTACCCAGGTGGCGACGGCGTTGCTTTGTTCTCGACCCAGCATCCTTTGGTCTCCGGTGGTGTTAACAGCAACACACCAGCTACCCAAGCTGACTTGAATGAAACTTCGTTGGAAAACTCAGTTATTCAAATCGCTGCTTGGACTGATGAACGTGATCTGTTGATCGCCGCTAAACCACGCAAGCTGATTGTTCCATCGGCTCTCCAGTTCGTTGCTACTCGTTTGTTAGAAACCAGCCTGCGCGTTGGCACTAACGACAACGATATCAACGCATTGAAGAACAATGGTTCAATTCCTGAAGGTTATACGATTAACCACTTCTTGACCGACACAAACGCATGGTTCCTGACCACTGACGTTCCAAACGGCATGAAGCACTTTGTTCGTACACCGCTTCAGAACTCGATGGATGGCGACTTTGATACTGGTAACGTCCGTTACAAGTCTCGCGAGCGTTATTCGTTTGGTTTCTCCGATCCACTCGGTATGTTTGGTTCGCAAGGCGCTTAATGTGCTGGAAAAGGGGGATATAAAAGTCCCCCTTTTTTGTATAGATTTATGATATAAAGTAAGAAATTCCGGGTATTCCGGTATGGCAAACAGTCCCGGCTGACGACATGCAGATTGCCACTACCTAACTCGCATGTGAGGAAAATTTAAATGGCACTTTCTACCACCCAAAGTATTTGGCGCTCTGGCGGCGGCGACACGACTCGTCAAGCTTATTGCGGCACCGGCCTTATGACAGCTGGTTTCTTCGATGCTAATGTTACCGCTAGTAGCAATGCAGTAGTTGCGCTTGGTCAAACACCTATAGTCATTCTTCCAGCTAATGCTGTAGTAACGTCAGTCGTTATTACCAGCCCTATTACATCTGGCACTATCAATGTTGGTTTTACAACCATCACTGGCGGCGTATCTAATTCTTCTTTTTACGTAGCGAACTCAATTGCAACTTCAGCTCGCGTTATTGATCCTGGCTCTACTGGCGCAGGCGGCGGCATTGGCACCGTAGCTAACGCAACAGTTAACACAGTGTTGACTATTGAGTCTGGCCAAGGCAGCCCTGGTAACGGCACGGTTGGCGGTTTTGTTACTTACTTCGTTACTGACTATTTGTTCGGTCAACAGAACGTCTAATAGGAGGTCATTATGACCATGCAAACAGACGTTCTAAGTGGGCATTTGCACCAAAGTGGGTTTATTATTACGCAAAATCGTTCGCGGGTTAAAGCTATCTCCATTAGGGGGACTACGAACGCTGGGCAGTTTGACCTTTTTAGTACGTTAACTGCTCCTGTGCAGGCTACGTATGGTCAGGCAAACAATACGATAACCATAACTAGCAATAATCATGGTTTATCTAATGGCGCACAGATTGGCATTAGTTTTACTGATGGTTCTGGCGGAGCAGGTTTCCCAGGTAATTATAATATTACTTATGGAAATGTTAATTCGTTTTCTATTACAAGTCCAAATAATACAAATGTTTCTGCGGGAACATCATGCGTTTATGTAACTAATGGTACTTGGTTGGTGACGTTTGAGACTGCTGCTAACGATACGTTCCAGAATTACTTTTTGCTACCAGGCGAAGGCATTTTGGCTAAACAAACTGTGTATGCTTATTTGAGTAACATCTCAGTTGCAACAGTATTCTATGGCTAAGAAAACCCCATCCCTTGCTATTGGTCGCGGCGAAAAGCTACCTGCGTCAAAAGGGGCGGGGCTTACTGCCAAAGGTCGCGCTAAGTACAACGCAGCAACTGGGTCTAATTTAAAAGCACCGCAGCCTGAAGGTGGGCCACGTAAGAAATCATTTTGCGCTCGTATGTCTGGAATGCCAGGCCCGATGAAAGATGAGAACGGCAAGCCTACTCGTAAAGCGGCATCATTAAAAAGATGGAAATGTTGACATGGACACTCACGACATTAAAGTAATGACCGATGGCGCTGCTGTTGTTGTAGGGGTAAGTGGCTTTATGTCATGGTTCCCGCCGATTGTTGCTTTAGTTGGTGGCTTGCTTACAATAATTTGGTTAAGCCTACGTATATATGAGACTGATACTGTGAAATCTTTAATCGGTCAGTTTAAGGATAAATCATGAAACGCAAAGTTAAAAAATTTGCTGAGGGCGGCACAAATGTGCGCACCCGCACTGATGAAGAATTTGCTGAAGATAGTAAGTTTGGCGGTTACGGTCGTTACATGCCAAAGACAAAAAGCATCACGCTTGGCGGCAAATCAAGCGCAGAAGAAGATCGTCCAATATCTAGCGGCGTAGAGGACTACGCGACTTTAGGCAAACGTGCTGGCGCAGTATCTACAATGTCTGGCCCAAAGGAATACATTTCTGAGTCTATTAAAGAGGACACAGAAAAAGAAACAGAATCTCCTAAAGGTATAGCTTCCGGCTTTAAGTCAGGCGAGTCAAAGTTTGAGCGGAATGACAATGAAGTAAAGATGCCAGCAGCAAAGAAAAAAAGAAAAACTAGTGATGTTACTAAAAAATCTTATGGATTTAATGAAGATCCTTCTTATAAAACTTTGCCCGGCATAGCATCTGACAAGGATGCAAAATCGAAAACTCTGCCCGAAAAGACGGATTCTAAAAAAGAGTATTACCGTGACTTCAGCGGTAAGATTAAAGAAAAAACTCCAGATACAAATTCATTCAAAGATTTTGGCGAAATGATTGCTAAAGGAGCTGGGGCATTAGGCAGGGGAATTAGGGATTATGCTTCAACTATTAAATCTCCTGCGCAACGTCGGGACGAGGAAAAAGCATCAAAAGAAAAAGGTTTTGCAAAAGGCGGCAAAGTTTCTAGTGCATCCTCCCGTGGTGACGGTATAGCCCAGCGCGGCAAAACGAAAGGCAGGATGTGCTAATGGCTAAGACTAAATACGCAGACGGCGGTATGACGCAGCAGCCTACGTATCCTTTTTATGGCACTCAGCCGCAAACTAGCGGTGTAAATGGCGGCACGAATCAGACATTTAACATGCAGCCACAGGCTAATGCAGCGCCTAACCAGCAGCAGCCTATGCAACAACCTATGCAAACATTCAAAAGCGGCGGCAAAGTGTCGTCTGCTTCTAAACGTGCGGACGGCTGCGCTGTTCGCGGAAAAACGAGGGCTTAATTATGAGTACACCTAAACCAAATCCCATTCAAAGGGGAGAGTCAGAAAAAAATATAGCATATAAAATGCCTATGCCTATGCCTAAGGGAACGCCTATGCCTGAGCCTAGGAGAACGCCTATGCCTGAGCCTAAGGGAACGCCTATGCCTGAGCCTAAGGGAACGCCTATGCCTGAGCCTAGGAGAACGCCTATGTTTCAGTCTAAGGGAACGTTTATGCCTACACCTAGGCCGCCTATGCCTCGTGTGCAGCCAAAGCCTTCAGTGACGACTAGGCCTATGCCGCCTATGCCTCAAGTGCAGCCAAAACCTTCAGTGACGCCTATGCCTATGCCGCCTATGGAAGAGTTTGTGCCTGAGGATAGTAGCTATGATTATAAACCTGGATATGAACCTACATTTAGACCAATGCCGGTACCAAAAAATCCTGACCCTCCTGTATACATGAAAAAAGGTGGCAAAGTTAAATCTTCATCTGCTAAAAGAAAAGCATCAACCGCATCTAGTCGCGGCGATGGTATTGCTCAACGCGGCAAGACAAAGGGGCGGATGGTGTAATGCCTGCCGTATCTAAAAAGCAGGAAAGGTTTATGCAGGCGGTAGCTCACAACCCTGCATTTGCTAAAAAGGCCGGTGTGCCGCAGAGTGTGGGTAAGGAATTTACTAAATCAGGAGGCGGTATGGCTGAGTCAAAGAAGATGGTTAAGAAAGAAGTGTCGTTTATGAAGTCTAAAGGCGCTCCTAAGTCCATGATCAAACATGAGATGGCTGAAGCTGGCATGAAAAAAGGTGGCATGAGCAAGACAAAAAAGATGGCTATGGGTGGATACGCTGATGGCGGTATGCCTATGGTTATGAAGGATGGCGTAAAAGTTCCGGCGTTTGCTGCTGACGGCAAAGGTAAGATGGCTAAAGGCGGTACTGCTATGAAAAAGATGGCTAATGGCGGTATGACTTCGATGGGCAAAGTAAAGACTGCCGCTCCTAGCCGCGATGGTGTTGCTGTTAAAGGCAAAACTGTAGGCAGGAATCTAGGTGACTCCGGCAAGAATGTTGGCATCATGAGTGGCGCTAAAGGCATGAAAAGTGGCGGTATGTCTAAGATGAAAAAAGGCGGGTATTGCTAATGAGGCCGTCACGCGGCATGGGTGATGTAGCCCCTTCTAAGATGCCCAAGGGCGCAAAGAAAGCCCGCAAAGATGATACCGACTTCACCCAGTATAAGAAGGGTGGAAAGGTAAAGCCTGTGTGGGATAAGCCGCGTCCTAAAGAATTGGGTAAGCCGTCTGTGCTTAGTGCCGTAAAGAAAGCCTCTGCTAAGAGGATGGCTAAAGCAGCAGGCAGACCTTATCCAAATTTAGTGGATAACATGCGCGCAGCTAGGAATAAGTAATGCCATACACAACCACTACTACAGCATTTAATCCAACCCTTAATGAAATTATTGAGGAGGCTTTTGAGCGAGTAGGTTTGGAGTTGCGTACTGGTTATGACTTTCGTACTGCGCGTCGCAGCTTAAATCTGTTGATATCAGAGTGGGCTAATCGCGGCATTAACTTGTGGACTATTGAACAAGGGACAATCCCACTTGTTCAAGGCACAAGCACTTACGACTTGCCTGCTGATACTGTTGATCTTCTTGAGCATGTTATTCGTAACTACCCTGGATCTGAAGCTAACCAGATTGATATCAACATTAACCGAATAAGCATCTCTACGTATTCGACTATTCCTAATAAGTTGACACAAGGCCGCCCGATTCAAGTGTGGGTCAACCGCCGCTCTGGGCAGACTACGGATGCAGTTGGAGCTACACCTCAGTTGCCGCAGATTAATGTATGGCCGACGCCCGATCAAGGCACAGCCCAGTCTCCATTCTATTACTTTGTGTATTGGCGTTTGCGCCGTATGGTAGATGCAGGCAGTGGTGTAAATGTGGAAGACATTCCATTCCGTTTTCAAGAATGCTTAATTTGTGGTCTAGCGTACAGGCTGGCAATGAAGCTGCCAAATGGATTGCAGCGCATACAGTTACTTAAAGCTCAGTACGATGAGGCATGGGAAATGGCGGCAGGAGAAGACCGCGAAAAAGCGCCAGATCGTTTGGTGCCTCGCATGATTACTTACAGGTGATGTATGCCAAGTAAGTTTACTAGCGGTAAGAAATCTATTGCAGAGTGTGACCGCTGTGGATTTCGATACTTGTTAAAAGAATTAAAGAAGTTGACGATCAAGACCAAGAACGTCAATATTAAAGTTTGCAAGACATGTTGGGAGCCGGATCAGCCGCAGTTAAGTATTGGTCTTTATCCGGTTAATGACCCGCAGGCAGTACGTGATCCTCGGCCTGATGTTTCTTTCTGGCAGTCTGGATTTACAGGCTTACAAACAAACATACAGTCTGGGCCGCTAATAACTGAAAATGGTTATCCTGGCGGAGGCAGTCGGGTATTTCAGTGGGGTTGGTGGCCTGTAGGTGGGGCAAGTGCAAACGATGCAGGATTGACGCCAAATTATCTGACATCAGCAGGTCAGGTTGGCAGCGTGACAATTACATAGGAGTAGACATGGACAAGAAAGAAGTTAAGCAAATCGCTGATAAAGAAATTAAGGGTCATGAAAAGCGTATGCACAAAATGGCTAAAGGCGGCGTAACCAGCGAATCTATGCTCAAGCATGGCCGTAATATGGCTCGCGTTATGAATCAAAAGTCTAACGGAAGAGGTCGATAATGGCTAAGTTTTCGCAGAAAGTTAAGGGCAAGGAAGTGGGTCAAGCATCTACTTATGCCGCTCCTCATAACATGAAGGGTCAACCAATTAAGGGCGATCTGCCTTATACAGCTGGCGCTAAAGTTATGGGTGACCTGAACATTTCCGTAGCAGGTCTTAGCAAGGGTAATTATAAAGAGACCAAAACTACTGGTATCAAGATGCGCGGTGCTGGTGCTGCGACCAAGGGCACAATGTGCCGTGGGCCAATGGCTTGAGGTGAACCGTGAATTACGCAGAGCTATCTCAGGCAATTCAGGATTACACGCAAAACTACGAAACAACCTTCGTAGCTAATGTTCCTTTGTTTGTTGAACAAGCGGAAACGCGTGTGTACAACACTGTCTTGATACCTGCGTTGCGTAAAAATGTAACAGGCGCAACTGTTAGCGGTAACAAATATTTATCTTGCCCATCTGACTTTTTGTCGTCGTTTTCGATGGCGGCTGTTAATAATGGCAGCTATGAATATTTGTTAAACAAGGACGTTAACTTTTTACGTGCAGCTTATCCTAATCCTTCTGACACAGGGTTCCCACAGTATTATGCTTTGTTTGGCCCGACAGTAGCGGCTAGCGTTATTACTAATGAGCTAAGTTTTATTCTTGCTCCTACGCCGGATGCTATATACGATGTGGAGCTGCATTACTACTATTATCCGCAGTCAATTGTTACATCGGGTACTTCATGGCTGGGCGACAACTACGATCCTGTGTTGCTGTATGGCTCTTTGGTTGAAGCGTATATCTTCATGAAAGGCGAGCAGGACATGATGACGTATTACCAGACTAAGTACAACGAAGCGCTGCAACAACTTATTCGTCTGGGTGGTGCCCTTGAGCGTGGTGATGCTTATAGGGATGGGCAGTTTAAAGGAAGGGCAGCTCCGTAATGGCTATCCAACAAGGACTGACAAACAGCTTCAAGCGCGACATGCTACAGGCTGGCCAGAACATTATTACGAATACTCTGTATATGTCGTTGTATACCGCTTATTCGGATATCGGCCCAGAGACAACAGTTTATACAGCGACCAATGAGGTTACTGGCTCTGGTTATACCGCTGGTGGCAATGAGGTGACTGGCGCAACATTAAGTACAGACGTAGATACAGGTACGGTGTATGTTAATTTTAACAACGTCTCTTGGCCTGGAGCTAGTTTTACTGCTCGCGGGGCGTTGATATATAACGTCACAGGTAACAATAAATCAGTTTTGGTATTAGATTTTGGTGCAGATAAAAGTTTTAATTCGATAAATAATACCGTTACGATGCCAGCTAATACGGCAACTACGGCTTTAATTCGTTTTCCTTAAGAGGGCATTATGCACAAAGAACTTGGACGCTGCGGCGATAGCGCAACTATAACCATGCAAACACAAGGCCGCACAACCCCTGAAAGTATGGGCGTTGAAGGTTCGTACCACATTGTTTGCCATGACAAAAACGGCAACCTTAAATGGGAAGAGGGATTTCCAAACTTAGTAGTTAATGCTGGTAAACAGCTGATGTTGGATACGTTACTACGTACCTCTGGAACTTACACCACAGTTGGCCCGTTTCTGGGTTTGACCAATGTTGCTTTAACACCAGCTCTAACCGATACCATGACTACGTTGGTTGGTGGCAACAACGAATTTGTCAACTACAGCACGACAGGTGGAGCTGGGATCCGTGGTACTGCTGTATTTGCTGCGGCAGCTTCAACTGCCAATGTATCGTCTGCTAACGCTACGGCTATCACGTACACCATCACGGGCGCGGGCGGAAATATTTTTGGTTGTTTCTTGGTCACAGGCGCATCAGCTTCTAACGTAACAGGCAACTCAACTGGCACGTTGTACTCTGAGGGTAATTTTGCTACCTCAAAAAGCACATCAGCTGGTGATACAGTTAGCGTTACTTACAGCACTACAGCCACCTCGGGTTAAATGTCATTTGCTGCATCAAGTTTTGCACAAACACCATTTGCTTCGTTAGCGGTAGTAGCAAGCGGGAATAGTTTTATAGATTCGATCACCGAAAATATGGTGGTCAATGATGCAAATGTATTTGTAGCAGCGTTTAATGTAAGCCAAACAGAAAATAGTAATGTAGCTGATGCATTAGTATCAACATCACAATTTAATGTAAGTATTTTTGAAAATTATGCTATAGCAGATGTAGCAACAATAGCTTTGCAGTTTATTGCAAGCGTTGTTGAAAACGTAAATTTAGGAGATGTTCAGACGATAGGCACATTTGTTTCGGTGTCTATATCGGAAAATTTTACAGTTGATGATTCATCAATTGGCGGCTTGTTGTTAACGCTAGTAATTAATGAAGATGTTGTTGTAGACGAATCCGAAAGCATTTTATTTACAGCAAACTATAGCGTCATTGAAGATTTTGGTATTGCTAGCATTGAGAATGCTGTTTCACAATACCTAATATCTGTAACAGAACCGCTGTCTATTCGTGATGTTATTGTACTTAGGTCTATATGGCTTGTTATACCAACGGATAGTAATGTAGTTTGGAACAACATAAACAGTAATACCAGCAATTTGGTTTGGGTAACAATTAATACTACATCAAACGCAATCTGGACTGATATAAATACGGGGCAATAATGGCTTTTGTTATAAGAGACAGGGTTCAACAAACGGGAACGGCGAACGCAACCCATTTTAATTTAACTGGTACGCCTACCGGGTTTCAGGGTTTTTCTGTTATTGGAACTTCTAACACTACGTATTATGCAGCTACCGATGTTTCCGGCAACTGGGAAGTTGGTTTAGGAATTTACTCTTCTGTTAGTGGTTCAATACAACGCAATAATATTTTATCTTCTAGCAACGGCGGATCGTCAGTCACGTTTTCAGGAACGGTAACTGTATTTTGTACATACCCATCATCTAAAGCCGTTTATTTAGATTCAAGTAATTCTGCTGTTATCGGGTCAACCGCTGATGTTTTTAATGGCTTCAACCAAAAACTTACAGTAACTAACGGCCTTACTGCTCTTTATGCATACGCAAGTTCTGCGGCTGCAATGGCTTTATATTTTTATAAATCGCGCTCAAACACTGCATACGGCACCGTTCTTAGCACCGACACTTTAGGGAATATAGCGTTTACTGGCGCGATGTCGAACGCCGGTGGGGTTTTTTTGGAAGGGGCGATTATCCAAAGTTCGATGGATGGAACGCCAGTATTTGATGATGCTAACGGATTTATTTCATCATTTCCAACAAAGATATCTTTTTATAATAGAACTGGTGGATACGACACATTTCAAGATGTTCAGCTTGCAGAATCCATGCGGCTTTCTAATAACAGCGTTCTTTCTATAGGAGGATCAGGATTTTTTTTAGGCAGAGCTAATATTGCACTAAGTTATGCCTCAATTACCACAGACGCTAATGGAGATTTAATACTCGCAGCCGACCCAAATAATTTATATTCAAATTCTGATGTAGTTACTAGAATTGATAACATTGAGCGCATTCGCACTAATACTTCTGGCTATACGCAATTTACCAGCAACCTTGTTATGGTTTATCAAGGGGCAAACGTCACAAAATCTACAACAGCCACATTAACTCCGGCTGAATTAGTTACTGGTATCTTGACTACTACTGGCACCAATTACACAATTACTTTGCCATCGGGCGCTAATATTGAATCTGCATTAACTTGGGCGGCTAGCAATGTTGCATTAGATTTTTTTATTGTTAACACCGCATCAGGCAATATTACAATTAATGCAAATGCAAATACATTAATTGGTAACGCCACAGTGCTTACTAATAATTCTGCTCAACTTAGAATTAGGCGAACTAATACCAATACTTTTACTGTATATCGTTTACGTTAATAGGATTAGAAATGTCTACAACATTTACATGGACAATTACAGACGTTGAATGTATTCCAAGTTATAACGGCGAAAACAATGTAATTACTCTTGTGTACTGGAATTGTTCGGGAGTTAACGGAAATTACAGTGAAAGAATTGCGGGGCCTTGTGGACTTAGTTATGAGGGTGGCGACTTTACTCAGTATAGTGATTTAACTCAAGAAAAGATTCTTGAGTGGGTATGGAATTCTGGGAATGTGTCAAAAGAATTTGTTGAGAATTCTGTGGAAGCAAAAATCCAAGATTTAATGACGCCTTCGTCGGTGTCTTTGTCACTTCCGTGGCAAAACTAATTGTGTAAGGAAGAATCATGGCAAGTACATACAGCGGCAACCTAGCGATTGAGCTTATTGGTACAGGCGACCAGGCTGGTACGTGGGGGCAAACTACTAATACAAACTTAGGAACCGCGCTAGAGCAGGCAATTACTTCTACTGCGAGCGTTACATTTACCGCCGGTGGTAACTCTGCTATTGCGCTAGCACAAACTAACGCATTTCAAGCTGCTCGTAGCGCAAGATTGACCCTTGTTGGATCTACTACCGCAACCCAATATTTGTGGGTTCCGAATATTAACAAACAGTACATTATTAGTAACGGGCTTAGTAACGCAATCATTATTTCCAACGGATCTAATGGCGCTGGGACGGGAGCAACGATAACGGTTCCTCCTGGTAAATCAATGATTGTGTACAACGATTCTGTAAACATAATTGAAGTATTTAATTATGCAAACACTTTGAGCGTTAATAATTTAACTGACTCTAACCTAACTAACGCTAACCTAACTAATGCTAACCTAACTAATGCTAACCTAACTAATGCTAACCTAGTTAACTCTAACCTAGCTAACCCAACAGTTAATGCGTACACAGAAAGCGTAGTTGCAATAGGCAGTTCTACTTCTACTCAGACCATCAACATTGCTAACTCAACTATTGTAACGGCTACGTTAACGGCTAACTGTACGTGGACGATGCCATCTAACACCGCTGGCAAGTCTTTTATTTTGTTGTTAAAGACAGGTAACGGTGGTTTTACCAGTACGTTTACAGGCGTTAAGTTTCCGGCAAACACAGCTCCAACTATCACCACCGCCAACAACAGCATGGACATATTGACGTTTGTTGCTGATGGGGCGAACTGGTATGGTAATTTTGCACAGGGTTACGTACCCTAATAGGAGCGCTTGATGTTCATGTCTTTTCAAAAAATATCGCAAGCACTAGGTAAGGCGGTCTCTGTAAAAGATGCTTTTTTTAACTATGTGTCGTTACTGATAAACACGATCGGCACTAACGGCGCGCAGAACAATACGTTTTTAGATTCGTCTAGTAATAACTACACAATAACCAGAAACGGAACCCCTACGCAGGGGACATTTACTCCGTTTAGTCAGACAGGTTGGAGTAATTTTTTTAATGGAAGCACAACCTCGTTGCGTATGGCAGCAAACTCGGCTTTTGACCAAAACGCCGGTTCTTTTTCGGTGGAGTGTTTTGTGTACCCTGCGACTATACAAGCTACTACGGGCTTGTTTATTTACGGGGCGCAAGGGAATACTGGACTTCTTATGTTGGCGTATGGCTACACCACGGGATTGTTTAAAATTGACCAAGGTGCGGGCGGTGGTGTAAAAATTACTTCATCTAACACTTATCCCGCAAATGCTTGGTATCACGTAGCGTATACGTATGATGGCTCTACTTTAAAATTATTTGTTAATGGGATTTTGCAAGGGTCAGCAGCTAACGCAGCATTAAATCCACGAATTGCTGGGCCAGCGGTAGCGATAGGTGAGTTTGCAGGCGCTTCTTATTTTAATGGATATATCTCTAACTTTAGGATTTGTAGAGCAGCTATTCCTACGGCATATCAAACGGCAAGCACTACTGTTGGAGCAACAATATATACTCCATCAACAACTCCATTAACAACAACAAGTCAAGGGGCAAGCAATGTTACATTTCTTACTTGCCAAAATAATCGTTTTATTGATAACGCAAGCGCATTAACTTTTACTCTTTTTGGCACACCGTCCGTCCAAGCCTTCTCTCCATTTGCGGCTAATGTTGCATACAGCACTAGCAATATTGGCGGTAGTGGGTATTTTAATGGTACGGGTGATTTTTTAACTGTCGGAGCTACAGCCCCAACTTTAAATTTTGGAACTGGGGATTTTACTGTTGAGTGTTGGATATACCCTACTGCTGATGCGTCAATACAAAAAATTTATGACTTTAGGTCAACAGCAGGCGCTGTTGGTTTTAATTTACAGCGTCAGTCAGGGTCAGTAATAGCATTTCAAAATTCTGTTAATGTGGTTACGACTAGTAGCAATGCCGCACCACTTAATGCGTGGACTCATATTGTTGCTTCTAGGGTATCTGGAAATTCTCGGTTATTTATTAATGGGGTATTGCAAGGAACTGCTGTAGCGGATACGGCAACGTATGTAAATGGCACTAATAGACCGGTTATAGGGGTTAGAGGAACCAATACAACTCTTGATGATTTTACTGGGTACATAACAACGGCTAAAGTAGTTGTCGGTTCGGGGGTTACGTCAGTTACGCTTCCAACGTCGCCGTCGACATCCAATGGCTCTAATGTATATTTGGGTTTTACCAACGCTGGTATATACGACGCATCCACTAAAAACACTTTGCTTACTGTTGGTAATGCTAGTGTCAGCACAGCGCAAGCGAAGTTTAGTCCTACGTCAATAGCGTTTGATGGATCTGGAGACTACGTGCCAACAACGCCGGTAACGGTTGTTAACGCGATTAATAATGCAAATTGCACATTAGAAATGTGGGTGTATTCATCTAACAGTTCAGCATCTTTAAAGTGTTTAATAGATACAAGGACAGCGTTGGGGGCTAGCACTGGTTATGGTGTTTACCAAACAGGAAATAACGTAGTTGTTTATGGTGGCCCGCTTAGGGGAAATGCTGTTGCATCGTTAAATGGAAATACGTGGACGCACCTCGCTGTTACTAGGGCTGGAGCAACTAACTATGTGTTTTTAAATGGCACGTTGTTTAATACTTTTTCTTACGGCAATACGCTAACTAGCGGCAACGTAACTATTGGTTCAGACGTTGCTGCATCAAACGCATTTACTGGGTTTATAGAAGAAGTTCGTATAACCAACGGGATTGCGCGGTATACAACTAATTTTAGTGTTCCAACTACAGTGTTCCCAGTTCAGTAAAGGAAAACAATTAATGCTTACACTACTTTCAACGTTTCTATCGTTCCTGATGGGTGGTTTGCCTAAACTATTAGACGCTTTCCAAGATCGTGCAGATAAGAAACATGAAATTCAGTTAGCGCAAATGCAAACTGAACGGGAGTTACAACTGCTCCAAGCGGGGTACGTAGCCCAGCAACATATAGAAGAAATTAAGCTAGACGAGATTAAGACCCAGGCACAATCTGCGGAGAAAGTCTCGCTAATCGACGCACAAAAAGCGGAGATGAATGCAATCTATGCCCATGATATCGCAATCGGTCAGGGCGCTAGTCAGTGGATGGTTAACTATAGAACGGGTGTACGCCCAACAATTACGTATGGTTTCTTTGGTTTGTTAATGCTAGTAGAAATTGGCTTGTTCTTGTACGGTTGGAACCGTGGCGTGGAATTTGTTCAGTTAGCTGAACAATTATGGGATGACGAGACTCAGGCGCTGTTTGCTGCAATCATCAGTTTTCATTTTGGCGGTAGGGCGTTTGGCAAATGATAAAAGACTATTCTGACTTTGATACGCAGAAAGAAATACTCCTAGACTATATGCAGGTCATGATTGCATTACAGGATTGGCATGGGGTTTCTGACGTAGCTAACGATCTACGCGAACTAGAAGCTAAACAAAATAATGATTAGCAAAAAAGCATTAGACATGATTAAGCATCATGAGGGGGTAAGGAATAAACCTTACCGGTGCCCTGCTCGACTTTGGACGATCGGCGTGGGACATGTAATCGAAGCGAATCATGCAAGAGTGCCGTTTGAAGAAAGGCTAAGTTTGCCTTGCCCAGAAGGCTGGAATCGCGTATTTACTATGGAAGAAGTAGATGTCATACTTGCAAAAGACCTTGCGAGGTTTGAATCAGGAGTTCTTAAATATTGTCCTAACGCTGGGTCTAATCAAAACTGGCTGGACAGTCTGGTCAGTTTTAGCTTTAACTTAGGGCTGGGTACGTTGCAACGCAGCACATTGCGGCAAAAACATAATCGGGGCGACCATGCTGGTGCTGCCGACGAATTTTTGAAGTACACGAAAGCTGGCGGTAAAGTCCTAAAAGGTCTTGAGAACCGTCGCAAAGATGAACGTGCTTTGTATTTGGGTTAACAAAAATGCCATTACAAAACTTACAGTTACGCCCTGGAATTAACCGCGAAGGCACAACACTTGCTAATGAAGGCGGTTGGTTTGAGTGTGACAAAATTCGCTTTCGCTCTGGCTATCCGCAAAAGATTGGCGGCTGGAATCCTATATCTTCCTCAACGTATCAGGGCGTAGCTCGTTCGCTTTTTAATTGGGTAACGCTGCGCGGGTACAACCTTCTCGGTGTTGGCACTAATTTAAAGTATTACGTTGAGAGTGGCGGTGCTTATAACAACATTACCCCAATCCGCGCCACAGATACGCTGACTAACCCTTTTACTACAAGTAATGGGTCAAGCACAGTATTGGTTACTGATGCGAGCTATGGCGGTATTACTAATGACTTTGTAACCTTTTCTAACGTAACCACTGTTGCTGATTTAAATTTAAACGGCGAGTACCAGATAACATATAGAGACGGTAACTCATACTTTATTACTGCATCTGGTACAGCAAACGCATCTACAACTGGCGGCGGCACAGTAACAGCTGCTTACCAAATTAATGTTGGCCTTGATACATTTGGTTACTTAACTGGTTGGGGAACTGGACTATGGGGTGGTGTAGTTGCTGGCGCACAACAAACTACGCTATCTCTTTCTATAAATTCTAGCAATACAAACATAGCAGTTGTATCTACCATTGGATTTAATAGCGGTAACGGCACAGTTCTGATGGATCAGGAACTTGCCAGATACACTGGCAATACATCTGTTGTATTTACTGGCGCTACTCGCGGAGCTAACGGCACAATAGCCACTAGCCACACAGCAAATACAATTGTTTACAACGCAAGCTCTTATACTGGTTGGGGTCAATCTGTAACAAACTCAACAGGAACCCAGTTAAGGCTGTGGTCGCAGGCAAGTTTTGGTGAGTATTTACTAATTAATCCGCGCAACGGCGCATTGTATTTATACATACCAGCATACACAGGCGCGGGTGTTTTGACGTTTGGAAATCCCGCTGTACTTTTATCACCCTCAAGTTCTGGCGTATATCAATCAGATGCGGACTGTCCAGTTATTTCATCTCAGGTATTGGTATCGGATTCATCGCGTATTGTTATTGCATTTGGTTGTAATGATTACGGCAGTCAAATACAAGACCCATTATTAATTCGTTGGTCTGACCAAGAAAGTTATTCTATTTGGTCGCCTTCCGTGACTAATCAAGCGGGCAGTTATAGACTGTCTTCAGGCTCTAGTATTGTTTCCGCTGTACAAACACGCCAAGAGATTCTGGTGTTAACGGATGCTGCCGTATATTCCATGCAGTATCTTGGCCCGCCGTATACATGGGGCTTTAACATCCTGTCTAACAACATATCTATTATCGGCCCGAACGCTGTTGCCGCTGCTAATAATATTGTTTACTGGATGGGTCTAGACAAGTTCTACGTATATACAGGTCGCGTAGAAACGCTACCGTGCGCACTGCGTCAGTATGTTTTTGGGGATATTAACTTACAGCAGAACTATCAAGTCTTTAGCGGAAGTAATGAAGGTTACAGTGAGATTTGGTGGTTCTATTGTTCAGCCAACTCTACAACTGTAGACCGCTACGTTATTTTTAATTACTTAGACAAAGTATGGTATTACGGCACACTAAACCGTAGCGCTTGGTTAGATAGCCCGTTGCGCGAATTTCCTATGGGCGCAACATACCAGCATACGATTGTTTACCACGAAGACGGTAATAACGATGTAGAGGTTACGGGCGTAGAATTGCCAATTAATTCATACATCCAATCATCTGACTTTGACATTGGGGATGGCCACAACTACGGCTTTGTGTGGCGCATTATTCCTGACATTACATTTGATGGCTCAAATAATCCAGCTCCTGCAAAACCATCTGCGGTGTTTACGATCAGGCCGCGCCAAAACCCTGGTGCGCCTTACGGATTATCAGATACCCCGACAGTAGCATCTACGCAGTCTTACGCCGTTGTGCAAAATTACAATGTGCAGGAGTTTACGCAGATTGTGTATACAAGAATACGCGGTCGCCAAATGGCATTTAAGATTAGCTCAGATACGCTAGGAACACAGTGGCAATTAGGCGTTCCTAGAATGGATATCAAACCTGACGGGAGGAGGTAACCATGTCTACTGGTACCACAAAATCCCCCGCTTTTCCAGTAGCTCCGTTAGAATATAGCCAAACTTATCAGGATCAATTAAATAACATTTTGCGCTTATATTTTGCGCAACTTGATAATCCTGGGGCAAGTGCTGGATCTGCGCAGAAAACAGGAAACACAGTTATAGCGGCATTAAACTTCAGCGCTTTTGATCCATTAACTGGGAATACTGTTGTTAGTTTTGCCACAAGCGTAGAAGAGGCAGCTGGGAAATTACGAATTGGCGATGTTTATTATGATACTGCCACTAATGTATTAAAGATAAAGGTGTCTTAACATGAGTCTGCACACACTAGCAAACCATCTTCAAACTGCCGGTCGCGGTGAGGATAAGGTACTTGTACACATGACGCCTGATGAGGTCAGTGGCTTGCAGTCATTGGCTATGGCGCACGGTGGATCTCTGACTATCAATCCTGAGACTGGCTTACCAGAAGCGGGCTTCCTGTCTGGCATCCTTCCTATGATAGCAGGTGCTGCGTTAGCGGCTACGGGCGTAGGCGCCCCTATGGCGGCGTTGATGGTAGGTGGTGCAGGAACAATTGCTACAGGCAGTCTAGGCAAGGGCTTGATGATGGGCTTGGGTGCTTATGGCGGTGCAGGTTTAGGTGCTGGATTGCTTGGTGGTGCTGCTGCTGCCGCTCCTGCGGCGGCTGGGGCTGCTGGTATGGCTCCTATGGTATCTGCTGGTGCTATGCCAGGTGTAGTGGGTGGCATGGGCGCTATGGCTCCTGCCGCTGGAGGTATGGCTGGTGCAGCGGGAGCGGCTACTGGTGCGGCTAGTGCTATGCCTGTTGGTTTGCAATCAGCTACTGGAATTACTCCACAAACAGTTTCGCAATTACCGATGAATGCAGCTAATGCTGGTAATGCGTTCATGCCAACTGCTACAAGCGCCCCTGTGGTTTCTACTACTCCACAAACTGTTGCTGCGCCAGCCCAATCCGTTCAATCTGCTACAGCTTTTGACAGGTTCAAGAGCATTCCAGGCAAAGCGTATGATTTATTGACTGGATCAGGCCCAGAGGCAGAGAAAGCTCGCGAAGAATTTTATAAGCAGAATAAAAATTACTTAATTGCTGGTGGTGTTGGTGTACTTGGCGCGTCTAGAGATGACCCTAGAAAGCCTAAAGAAACGCAATACGATATTCGCGATTACGATTGGAATACCCGTAATTACAGCCCGTCTTCCCAAGTGCCGGGCAGCACAAGCGAGCGCACATACTTTGCAGCAGATGGCGGCTTGATGAGTCTGCCAGTAGAGCAGATGTCACAGCAGAACGCTATGTCAGACAACACTAGGTATCCTATGGCGTTCCAGAAAACGCCTAATTATTCTATGCCTTCTCAAGGGCCTATTTCGCAGAACGTAGTTTATCCAGCCACAGATGCTGGAACTAATACATATAATGGTTCCGAGCGCGGCATGGCTAGTGGCGGCGTGGTTGCCTTAGCTTCTGGCGGAACTCCACAAGACAAAGCTTATGACAACTGGTTAAAAACGAACATTAAACCTTATGACTTGTCTAAAATAGTAACTCCTAAAGATGGATTTACTGCTGCCAATGTTATTTCTACATACACCCCAGTTTTAAATAAAGAAAAAGCTGAGTTAGTAAATTCAGAAAATTTATTAAAGTCTTATATTGATCCAAAGACTGGTCAGCCAAAAGCAGGATACGGTGCAATTGTAGATTCTTTGCGTGGGGTTGTTGAGGAGCAGCGCAAAAACTTAACGGATATTGTTAATACTGTTTACGGAAAAATACCTAAGACAGATATTAATTTCGATGATCCATCTAAAGCCGCACAGCAAAAGACGAATCAAACAAATGAGTTTAATGCTGTTAATACTTTGTTAAACAGCTACGTTAATAGCACAACCCTTAAGGGTACAGATTTTGCTAAAGACTACGCAAATAATTTGGCTAAAGAAGATTCTCAAAAACAAGAATCAACTTTATACGCAGATAAAGTTGCTCCTGCGCTTAAAGCTCTTTCTGCGTACACAGGTAAAGATGCTAAAGGTCAAGATATCACTGGCACTTTAACTAATTTAACATCTGGTTGGAAAGCAGAAAACACCCGTCAATCTGAGGATGTTACCAAATTAAAAGCGGCATTAGTTAGTGCTGGTTTGATGGATGCTAAAGGTAACTTTACTCCTGCCGCAGATAAGTATGCTGGTCTTACTGGTGTTGCTAAATCTGCTTTAGATAAACAGACATCGGAAGTAAATTTAGCGGCTGATGCGCAACAGAAAGCCTTGCAAGAGTTTAATACATCTACCGCAAGGGGAAGCACTGGTATTGCCTCAAGAAGTTTACAAACTGCTGCCGGCGGTAACAGAGAAGATATCCAAGCTCAGATTAATGCAATTGAAGCAAATCCTGCTCAACCGAATGCTTCTATTTACCAGTCAAAATATTCTGATGCGCAACAAAAACAACTTGCAAATTTAAGATCCCAATTAAATACACCTAAAGATGTTCTTGACCCAATAACAGGTACGTTTGGGCCAGAGAAGATTTTGCCCAAGTACGTACCTATTGCATACAACAGCGTAACCGCAACAAAAGGCTGGGATACTACAAGTAAGGTTATTGAGCCAGATGATGTAACCCGTGTATTTGAGGAAGTGGCTGGCAGAAAACCAACTAGCTCCGAGTTAACAGACTATGTTGGCGATAAGCTGTCTGTACAACAACTTGCTGATTCAGTAAACAAGTTACCAGATTTAACTCTTGCTAAACAGTTTACTGATAAAGAACTACAAGAGCAGGCTAAATATTACTGGGGTCGTGAGATGACCACGGGTGAGCTTGCCAATTATAAATCTAAAAAGTTAGGAAGTTTTGCCGCTGTTCGTAACGCGCTTACATCAGAGAAAATGTATGTTGATAATTTGAACAACATTAACAAAGCAATAGTAGATAAGCAAAATACACCTGTGCTTCCTGCTGCTAATAGAGTTGATATTTCTTCGGTATTTGTTGATGTTCTTGGGCGCAGGCCAACAAAATCAGAGGCAGATTCTTACATAGCAAAAAAGATTAACAAAAACGATCTTATAAAAGAGCTAGAAGGTTCGCCTGAATATGAAAGAAAGCTTTACCAAACTGAATATGATAAATACGGTAACGCCATAGAGTATGATGAAAATGGAAAAGAAATATTAAAAGATAGAAATGGCAAAGTAATAAAAACTGATGCTACAGGAAATGTTACTACTGATAATGTTATTACTGATGGAAATGAAAAGGAAGTTGTTGTTACGCCTACAGGTGGTGGTACCGGACTAGTTCCGCCTATTACATACACAGTAGATAACACCACCGATCTTACTCCAGGGATACGGCAGAATCCTCCGGTATCACCAAAACCTGATGTGCTTACAGGCCCTTCCACAGGAAATGTAACTACTGGTGGTATTACAGGGAATGTTATTACAGATAATGTTATTACAAGAGATGCAACCACTGGTACTACAGGGAATGTAACCACTACTGGTGGTACTACAGGGAATGTAACCACTACTGGTGGTACTACAGGGAATGTAACTACTGGTACTAAAGGAACCGCAACTACTACTGGTACAGGATATACGCCCGGCACAATGACAAGAGAAGAGATGGACGCATATACTAAAAATTATGCTGCCCAGCCTGCTACAAATTCTCCTTATAAGCCACTTACTGGCCCACAGTTTTCAATTGCTGGATCGCTGCCATACCAAGACATTAATAAACAACTTGGTCTGACCGGATTGTATAAACAAATGTCAGACAAAATGCCCGAGCTACAGCAGGGGTTGAATTTTAATTTAAATCAAGCTCAAGCTATGGCGTCTCCGTTTGCTAATGTCACGCCTGGCATAGTATCTTTGCAATCAGTTGCAACGCCGCAAGCTTATAATCCTGTTACTTCTTTTGACCCTACTGGACAAGCTTACTCTCCAGGATTATCTTCAGAAGAACAGGCATATCTTTCTATGTTGCAAAGCCGGAGCAAACCAATGGCATCTGGTGGCATGACCAGTTATAACTTGGGTGGTTATTCTGATGGGGGTCGGTTACTCAGAGGCCCTGGTGATGGTGTTAGTGATTCTATTCCAGCTACTATTGGCGATCGTCAGCCTGCTCGTCTTGCAGATGGAGAGTTTGTTATACCTGCGAGAATTGTTTCAGAGCTTGGGAATGGAAGCACAGATGCCGGAGCAAGAAAGCTCTATGCAATGATGGAAAGAATACAACGCGCACGCAGCAAAACTGTTGGCAAAAATAAGGTTGCCGTAAAAAGCGGCGCAGATAGATTGTTACCAGCATGAGTGAGATCACATACAAAGCGGTAAATCCTTTTGATTTTTTAAAGGAAATGGAAGCTATATTTCCTGCGCATTATGAAGAGGTTTGTGTAACAAAAGATTTTCCTTTGTCTCCAGACTACAAACGATATTTTGATATGGCTAACTTAGGATGGTTAGTTTGTATTAACTGTATGGATGGCGATGATTTAATTGGTTACATTGTATTTATTATACAACCACACTTGCATTACAGCACATGTATTACTGCGTTTGAAGACATTTATTATTTAAAGCCTGAGTATCGTAAAGGTCGTACCGGAATAAAAATGTTTAAGTATGCAGAAGAAGTAATGAAAGAAATAGGTGTGCATAGAATTATTTACCATACAAAAGTTCATTTAGATAATTCAAGGATTTTTGAATATCTTGGGTATAAAAATACTGACAAATCTTACACAAAAATTTTGCAAGGTCAATCATGAGCGGACAGTCACCAACACCAGATTCTCAAACTGTAACAAATCTTTCTTACCCTAAAGAGTTGCAGACTGATGTTATTAACCTTGCTAAAAATGCCATATCTGCGTCTAATGCTGGATATATTCCATATAAAGGAGAGAGGATTCAAGGTCTTGATCCTTTCCAACTTACTGCGCAACAGGCGGTAGCTAACCTTGGCCCATCACAACAGTTGGGTGCAGCTACGCAGTTTGCTGGTGCTGCGGGCATGCGGGCGGGTGATATTAAATACACCCCATCACAGTTTCAGACTGGATCATTTACCCAGCCTAATGTTGCACAATCTTACATGTCTCCTTACTACCAGAATGTTGTGGACATTCAAGCGCGTGAGGCACGTAGACAGGCTGACATATCAAATCAAATGCAGAACGCTAGGGCTGTAGGCCAAGGCGCGTTTGGTGGATCGCGTCAGGCTATTTTGCAAGCAGAAGCACAGCGCAATCTAGGTCAGCAGATAGGTGATATACAGGCTAGAGGATCGCAAGCTGCGTTCGAGCAAGCTCAGAATTTGTACGGTAATGAGCAGCAACGTGCGTTAGCCGCACAGCAGGCGACAGAAGCATCCCGCCAGTACGGTGCTAACTTAGGTCTTCAAGGATTGCAGCAACAGTTGCAAGCGGCGCAAATGCTTGGATCTCTTGGTCAACAACAATTTGGTCAACAGAAAGATATTATCAATGCATTGCAAGCTACGGGTGCGCAGCGTCAGGCATTGAACCAACAAAAACTTACACAAGATTACGAAGACTTCCTGCGTCAGAAACAGTACCCGTACCAACAGCTTGCGTATGCTACTGAGATGATAAAAGGCGTACCACAACAAACCACACAATCTGTTTACCAAGCGCCGCCGTCTTTGCAAGCCCAGCTTGGCGGTGGTTTGATGTCTGCTTATGGTTTAAGTAAACTGTTTGCTGGCGGCGGTCTTGCTGATCTTGGCATATACAACCTGAGCAAGGGGTAATCATGTTTGGTGAAATAAATGCAATCCGTGCGCTTGCCACTAAGTACAGCAAACAGCAGTTAGCAAACTTAGCGCAGACTGGGCAGATTGAACCGCAGAAAGCGGTGCTTGCTGGGATGATGATTGACCGCATAGCCAAGACTGCTATGGAGGCACCGCAGACTACTGTAGCTCAGGATGTATTGGGGCCAGCACCTACATCAGCGCAAGGTCAGATGCCGCCAGAGCAAATGCCCCCAGAGCAAATGCCGCAACAGCAGATGCCTCCTCAAATGGCTGCTGATGGTGGTCTTATGGGTATGTTGCCGCAAAGTCATGGAGTGGCATCATTAAATTCTAATATTCAGAATATGGCGGGCGGCGGGATAGTTGCGTTTGCGGATGGCGGAACTCCAGAAGATATGGTTCGCGCTAGTCGTGCAGCAGATGCAGCTCTAGCGGGTATGCCAACGCAAGATGGATTAACACTACCTGGTGGTTTTAAGTTCCGTGAATACGCGCAACAACAACCTACAAATATTAAAACTGAGATAGCCAACATACGTGAGGCAGAACGTGAAGCTGGTGTGGACACGGATATGTATAGGCGCATGCGTGAAGAAGAGGGCGCTCGCAAAGAAGATCTTGCCAAGCAAAGAGAAGAAGCTAAAGGCATGGCTATACTTCGCGCTGGACTTGGATTAATGGGCGCTCGCAAGGGCCGTGAATTTGAGACGTTTAGCAGAACATCCCAGCAAGCATTGTCTGAGTATGGATCTTCTCTTAAAGAGATACGTGATACCGAAAGAGACATTAAGAAAACCCAGCGTGAATTAATGATGGCGGAAGATCGTGTTAAACGTGATATGTCAGGCAAAGCTAAACAAACAGTGGATGCTAAAGCCACAAGGCTTGAAGATTTGCAAATGCGGCAGACTGATCAGTTTAACAAAGCGGCGGAAAAATCATCAGACTTATTTAGCGCGGAGCATATTAATAATGTAAATGCTATGAAATCTCTTGAAGTTGCAAAAATGTCTGGTGAATACCAACTTAAAGTTGCGCAAATTCATGCGGCTACCGCTGGCAAACCAGGTGAGACAGAGAGATTACTCAACAGATACCACAATATTCTTGCTAAAGAAGGCCCAGAAGCTGCTAATAAATTTATGGGTGATGTTGAGCGTGTGCGTGGCGCTGGCAAACCACAGAACATCATGTCATACGAAGAGGCATTTAAAAGTTTAGCTGCGTCTGATCCAACATTTGGCATGAAACCATTGGAAGAAAAAAGAAAACTAGCAATTGAGTTAATGCAATCAGATCCTATGAGGAGTGGCATGTCTGGGACAAATACAGTCTCTAATCCATTTACGCCACCGCCAGCTGCTGTTTCGTATCTCAAAGCCAATCCAAATTTGGCTGCTGAATTTGATGCTAAATATGGAGCTGGCGCAGCTGCGCGTATTTTAGGGAAATAATATATGGCAAACGCATTTGACCAGTTTGACGTTGCAGAAAAGGCTGGCAATCCGTTTGACCAGTTTGATGCCGTAAGTAAGCAAGCCAAACGTGAGCGCACCATGGGCGAGACTGCCAAAGACATAGGCGCTGGTCTAGTGTCTGGCGCTGGCGCTCTTACACAATTACCTGGTCAAATCTACGGTCTAGCTACAGGCGACTTCTCTGATACTGGATTGACTAAAGTCGGGCGCGAGATGCGCGAGTACGGCGAGTCTATGAAGTCAGAGGAGTTAAAGCGCAGGGAGCTAGAGCGCACGGCAAAGATTGCTGAAGCCAGCAAAGAAGGTCAAGTATCTGCTGGTGTTACAGCATTCATGGAGACTATTAAAGATCCCGCTCTTCTATCAAACTTTATTGCAGAACAAGCTCCCAACCTGATCCCCGGTCTTGCGGTCGCTCGTGGCCTGCGTCTTGCAGGTGCTGGAGCGAAGGCGGCTACAGCTGGTGCGGTAGGCACAGGTGCTACGCAACAGGGCGCGGATATAGGTGCTGGAGCATACGAACAGTTGTACAAAGAGATGATATCTAAAGGTGTGCCAGATGAAGAGGCTGCTGGTAAAGCATTAGGATACGCCCGCGCTACTGGTGCTGCCGCTACTGTCATATCTGCTTTAGCCCAAAGATTGCCCGGAGGTCGCGCAATTGAAGAAGCTATGGCTAAAGTGCCAGGCAAGGGCAGTCGTTTAATAGGCGCTGTCAAAGGCGGCGCTGGCGAGACGGTCAGCGAGATGATTGAAGAGGGCGGCGGCAAGGTAGCCCAAAACTTGGCTATGAAGCAGATCAAGCCAGAGCAAAGCCTGACAGAGGGTTTGGGTGAGACTATGGGTATGGCTGCTGTTGGTGGTCTTGGCCTCGGCACTGCTGCTGGACTATCCCGTCGCGCTCAATCAGAAACTATTCCACCTGAAAAACAGACCACTGAAGAACAGTTAAAGCCAGTTGAAGAAAAACAAATTCCGTTATTGTTAGAGGGTAAAGGCGCATTTGTTCCCGTCGGTTTGCCAGATGGCTCTGTCGCTATGACAAGAGAGGATTTAGCAAAGTACGAAGAAGAGCAGTTTCAAAAAAAATACGAACCGCAACCTGTAGAGCGTAGGGGTGATTTTGAGGAACCTACGGCGGAAGAGGTGGAGCGTCCTGCTTTGACGTATGGTGAGGCAACCCAAGAAGTTGAGTACCTCAAGCAACAACCAAAGTCACCAGAAGTGCAAGCAAGGATTCAAGAGCTTCAAGGCATCAAGATGGACATGATCATGGATGGCATACGCCGCAGCCGCGAACCTGTTCGTCCAGAGCTTGTTGAGCTTAGAAATCAAATGGAATCTGGCATTATTGCAGAGGACGAGACTACTGAGTTTATAAACCAAGCTTTAGCAGATTTTCGTCGCGCCACCTTAAAGCTTGAAAAAATTCCAACAACAGAAGCGCAAGCGGAAGTTAAGGAGTTAATTAAAGAAGCAAACGGTCTAGACAAACAGATCCGTTCCTTGCGCGGCCCAGTAACAGATAGGGCTGACGATTTGAAAACTGCACTTAGGGGTAAGCTTTATCCTGGTGAAGTTATTGATATCAGTCCTGAGAAAACAGTTAAATACTTAGCCGCTAAAGAAGGCAAGGCATCTTATTTAATTGCTGATTTAGTTTCAGACGGAATTTTAGACAGATGGCTTCCAGAGGAGAATAGACATACATCTCCTATGTTTGATGCGCAAGTGGCAGAAGAATTTATAAAAGACTTATTGCGGACAGAAGAAGCCCAAGATCCTCGAAACAAAATACTGCCGTTTGAAACGCAAGATCAGATTGATAAGTTAAGTCAAGATCTTTCCAATCTTGATACGCGAATTCAAGAATTAAAATCACCAGAAATAGTGCAGGAAGCAGTAGGAGAAATTCCAATTGAGGAGCGTCGCGCAGAAATAGAGCAGCTCGCTCCACAAGAAGGGTTTGTAGGAATTCAGGAACCTTTACCAGCACCACCCGAAGAACAAGTAAAGGATAAAGACGAATATTATCCAGATAAATATTTGAGCATTGAACCGCAACGTGGCGTAGAAAAAACACCATCGTTCCGTCGTGAGGCTGCAAAATTAATTAAAACATACAACACGAACGATAAAATGACTGCCGAATATGCAATGTCAGCTATTGGTCGCATATATGACAGAACTAAAACTGAAGAAAATATTAAGCCACGCCGTCGTGGAGCAACATGGATTCGTCGCAAACTCTTAGAAGCTGTTGATGAAGGTGTATTAGATGAAAGGGCGCTTGATTTTGCTGAATGGCTAATTAAACAAAACCCTGCGTTAGTAGAAGATTTAGCTATAGCAGTTCAAACGGCTAAAGAAGGAAATGAGGCATCAGGAGGATACAATCCTTTTGGTAGGATGTTTACTTTGTTTAAAGGGCGGGCGTCAGAAAAAACTGCGGTGCATGAAATACTGCATCACATGGAACGCATGATGCCTGAAAATGTCCAAGATGAAATACGTAAGCTGTGGATAAAGAACTTTATAAAAGCAAACAAAGAAGCTTCAAAAAGTACCAATGAAAACGTAAAAAGTTTTTTCAATACCCTTAACAACTATCACTTTGGTGGTGGCGCTCAATCAGAAACACAATTTAGATCAGCTTTGCAAATGATTTCGGATGGCAAAGTTCCATCTCAATATTATCAGTACGCAAATGCTTCAGAGTTCTGGGCAGTAAATGCTACTGACATTATGTCTAAGCGTTTTGAGGCAAAGCAAGGTGTGATCAATAGCTTGCGTAATTGGTTAAGTGAGTTTGTGCAATACATAAAAGATGCGTTTGGCTTTACTTCTAATGCGCCAATTATTAAAGCTTTGGATAGCCTAATAAAAGGTGACGGTAAATTTAAGAGTCAGACTATGCTTGGAACTGCAACTACGTATGAAAGCATTGCTGGCAAAGCCAAAGATATAGCGCAGAAAGCTTTGCAGAAGCGCACCTTGCCTAAGAGCCAGTTCGACGGCGTGTCAGACGAATACTACGATGCACTTAAGCCAATCTTCGCCCCAGAAAAGAATACGATCATCGACAAGATTGAGGGTATGCAGAATGACTTCTGGAAAAAACTTGCGCAGGGCATAGCAGACCAGTACCGTTCCATCAAAGATATATCTGAAGATGCGTACATGAAAGCTCGCATGTCCAAGACTGTGGACGGTGCGCTAGAAGGCATTCTATTTAATGGAGAAGTTAAGCTGACTGACGGCGCTCTTGATATTGCCAAGGATACTAAAGGATTATTCAAGGCACTAGAACCTGTTGGGCAGGAAGTAGATCGCTATCAGATATGGGTTGCTCTAAACCGTGATGCACAACTGGTTGCACAAGGCAAAGCACCATCTGTAAGTAAAGATATTGTTCGCCGCCGCAATGAATTAGCGCAAGGAAAGATTGGAGATAAATCTAGGCTTGATGTTTACCGACAAGTACAAAAGGATATGAACAAATTAAACCGTTCTGTTCTTGGTGTTGCTTACAAGCAAGGAATTATTGATAGAACTGCGTATAAAGTTTACGCCCGCGATATCAACTACATTCCGTTCTACAAGGTGATGGATGAGAATGGCGACGTTCAGGCGGCAGCAACTAAGTCGGGGTTGGTTAACCAATACTTTTCTAAAGCGCTAAAGGGTGGAGAGAAGCCTTTCGGCGATCTAATGGAGAACACTTTGCGCAACTGGAGTCATATCCTGTCTGCGTCCATGAAGAACGAAGCTGCTAATGCCACCATCCGTGCGGCGCTAGATTTAGATGCAGCATTTCCTAACTTAAAAGTTGGGTTGGATTGGCGTGATGGGAAGGTGTATAGCGCAAAGACAGGTCAGTTGGTAGGTGACGGCAAATTAAAGCCTGAGTACACCACTAGCGGCAAGGGCACTATCAAAACAATGATCAATGGTACCCCAGCATACTTTGACGTTAAAGAACCATTGTTGCTTGAGTCCATCATGTCTATTGGCTACATGGGGCCTAAGTCTAAGTTCTTGGATGTTGCTCGTAACTTTAAAAACATGCTGCAATTTGGTGTAACGCTGTCTCCGGCATTTAAAATTCGTAACTTATTCCGTGATTCTATATCCGCTATGGCGGTTACAGATTTAAAGAGAAATCCATTTGCGAATGTAATTGACAACTGGGCTTCTACTGATAAAAATAATCCTGCGCATATATCCGCTCTTGCTGGCGGAGCTATCTTTAATTTTGGATCTGCTTACGAAGGTGACCAGGCTAAATTAATTAAAAGGTTATTAGACAGCGGTGTGCGCGGAGATACTATTTTAGACAGCGAAAAGAAAATAAAAGCTGGTTTACTAAAAGCTTGGAACAAGTATCAGGAATACGGTAACAAGTCAGAAGCTGCTAACCGCATGGCTCTGTACAACCAACTTAAAGAAACAGTTAATCCAGAAACAGGTAAAAATTACACTCATTTGGAAGCGTCCTTTTATGCCAGGGATATGCTAGATTTCTCTATGCAAGGCGCGTGGCCTGCGTTCCGTTTGGTCACTCAAGTAGTGCCATTCTTAAACGCCCGTGTGCAAGGGCTGTACAAGCTTGGCAGGGACGGCATCATTCCTACTAGCAGGGTTATATACAACACTATTACTGGCAAGCCTGACGAATCTACCAAGTCAGACAAAAAACGCGCAGAACAATTCAGTATTGTTATGGGTGCTGTAGCTCTAGCTTCTTTGATGCTGTACATGGCATTCAAAGATGATGAAGAGTTTAAGAAACGCGAACAATGGGACAGGGATAACTTCTGGTGGTTCAAACTGCCAGGCATGGATGCAGCGTTCCGTGTACCTAAGCCATTTGAGATTGGTGCTTTAGGCACGGTTGCCGAGCGCGTTGCAGAGCAGATAATGGATCAAGGTGTAGAAGGTAAAGTTTTTGGACAAAGCTTATCCCGCATGATGACGGATACATTTGCCATCAACCCAACGCCACAGATATTTAAGCCATTGATTGATCTTTACTCTAATAAAGACAGCTTCACCGGCGCGCCTATTGAGACAGCAGGAATGGAAAGACTTTCCAAGGCTGAACGCATAGCGGATAGGACAAGTCCTTTGGCAATAGCTTTATCCCAGGTATCTAACGTATTCCTGCCTGAGTCTATGGAAGTCTCACCAGTACAAGCTGATTACACAATTAAGGCGTATTTTGGCTGGCTAGGCGGTACTATATCTTCCGCATCACACTACGCCGTTATGCCGTTTTCTAAGTCCGCATACCCAGATGCTAACTGGACTGAAACTATGTCTATGGGATTTATTAAAACTCTACCGGCTACGCAGTCTAAGTATGTGACTGCCTTCTACGAAAACAACAAAGAGATTAGCCAGGCTTATGCTGACATGCGGCACTTTGCGCAGCTAGGTCAGGCGGATAAAGTGCAGGAGATCTTGAAGGAGAAGGGCGACAAGATTGCTATGGCTAAGTTTTATGACAATGCTTCTAAAGATATGTCAAAGATGCGCCAAGCTATTCAAGCCATACGTAACGACGAGAATATGTCTGGCGCTCAGAAGAAGGAAGAGATTGACCGCATGAAGGTTTTGATTGGAGAGGTTGCCAAACAAATGGAAGAAGCAAGGCTTATGGTTAAGAAGCAGTACGCAGCCTCTCAATAGTCATTGCCATGAGATCCCACTCTGAAAGTTTATACCGTGTATAGAATCCCCTGCTACCTAACCCATGGTAACCTGACTTTCCAACATGGTGTTCTGGACACAGGGGGATCACCAGCCAATCTGATGCCCGCTGCGCCCCACCCACTGCGTCGCGGGGATGGTGGAGAACGGCAGGGGAATACCCGTTCCCAAGGTGGTGACACATCACGCACCCTATGCCAGCTACTTCGTTCATATACTCTTTAACTGTCTTCACGAAATCTCTTTGGTAGTTTGTAGGTTTTATCCCAAGTTTCCTGTGGGATTTCTATAGACGAAAACTTGTGGTCGCATTCCCTGCATACACGCTGGCGTTGCACAAAGTCAAACGTGTCTGTTATGTCTCTGTACTTGCGCGTGTCTGTAACTTTGGTCGGACTATCGCACAATGGGCACCACATTCTTTTTCCTCGCTTCTATCTTAGCTAAACATTCCTTACAAACCCAGCGTGGGCTGCCCCTAGTTTGCTTCATCCCGCCGCCGTCCAATGGTTTAAACGTGTTGCAGTAGGCGCAGTATTTACGGTCGTAGTTCATTCGTTTTCGCCATAGACTCATTTAAGTATTATTTTGTTTCTAACAAAATATCCGCAGCGCGTTTAATGTTTTCCCAAGAATCGTACCGAGGACTATACCCAAATTGCTCTGCTGTACGATTTAAAGAATAGTAAAAAGGCTTTAGTCCTGTTGGCATAACAAATGTAGGATCAGTTATTTCAAACCTCATTCCATAATCACGCTGCATGTAATCTAATAACGTATTTTTAGTAATAAGTCCCCGTGTGTAACAGTCCAATGCGCCGTTAGCCCCTGGCGAGATAAGTATTTGCGTCAACAGATGCCCCAAATCTTCTGGCCCTATAAAGTCTCGCGTAGGGTTCATCATATTCACAGGCATGACTTCGCTGTTCTTAACTGAACGAATCATATTCATCGCCATGAAGTTCAAATTAATATCCTGTGTGCCGCTGATGTAATTAAACACACGCACATCCACTATGTTTTTGTCTCGCAGCGTGCGATGCCTAACCTCTGCTTGATGCTTGGCTAAACCATAATAGTGTTGTGGTTGTGGGCTAGTTGGAAACGTAACTTTTGTATCCAGCCCCGCAGGCGCAATATCAAACGCGTCACCATACGCTGCTCCACTACTAATAAAAATGTATTTGGTGTTAGGGCGTCGCAAAAACCGCAGTGCGAGCTGGTCGTATTTATTAGTAATGGAGAATATCTCAGCGCCCATCGCTGTTATTTTAGATGGATCACCCATACCTACAAAATTAATCACCGCATCTACATACCACTGCACATCATTCAGTAAATGGCAGCCATATGATAGGTATTCGCGCAACCCTGTCTCTCGCATAAACGCATCAACTTCTGTTGGTTTACGAGAAAACAACAACAACGCGTGGTTATCTTGCAGCTGTAAAATAAAATCTTTAGCAAGCTGACTTGTCGCGCCTAGTATTGCAATTCTCATAGACCACCTGCCCTTAACATTTCTTCTGTCGTACCAACCATGCCGCATACTTTATGGTCGAGTGCTTTTATATTTACATAACAATCCGCTTCCTTTAACCAACTACCAAATCCTCCATCTTCTAAGTGATCCTCTATAGAAATAATATTTTTATGATCACTTTGTTCTAACTGCATAGCTTTGTATTTCATGCCCCACAAAGGTATGGTGTATTGCTTTGCGTATGGGTATATGCGTGTAGCTATAGATGCTGCGGTTCCTGTCGTTACTATTGTGCGGTCTGAGTCGTCAACTTCTTTATCAACGCGCACCCACTTGCCAGGCCATACGACAGGAATATCTTTGTGTATCTCAGGCTCACCGCCTCTACCCAAACGCAGATAGCTAGGCTGTGGACACTCAATAAGGTAGCGCATACACGCGCTAGTTTCGTTGTCATCGCATGGCGCAGCAATCAACATGTTAGGCATCGAGCGCATCAACGCATAGTCCTGCACCGTATGGTGTGAGTAGCCCATAGCACCGTATGCCAGACCACCACCAACTGATACCACAGTCACAGGTAGGTTGTGATAGTCAACATCGTTTCTAATCTGCTCTGCGCATCTAAATGTAGAGAAGTTGCCGATGCTATAGACAAACACATGATAGCCCTCTGCTGCCATGCCAGCGGCCATGCCCATCATGTTCTGCTCTGCTACACCGGCGTTGATGAAATTGTTAGGGAAGCGTTTAGCAAACTCCTCAACAACACCCCAACCCAAGTCACCTGTGATTAGCATAATGGGTCTGCCTAATACAACGCCAGCAGTTAGTTGTTCCATGAATGACTTACGCATCTTGCACCTCCTTGATTGCTTGCTCTAACTCTGCATCAGTTGGCGTCTTGTAATGCCACTCAACCTTGTCTTCCATGAAAGACACGCCTTTGCCTTTAGTTGTCTCGGCGATAATTGCGCGTGGTGCGTTATGCCAATACGCAAAATCTTTCGCCAGTTTTTTAACGTCATGCCCATCTTGATACGATGCGCCCCAACCAAACGCGTTGAGTTTTGCTTTCAAGTCGCGCAGGTCTAGCGTTTCTTCTACCGTGGTAATGCTTTGCAGATTGTTATTGTCGATGATTGCAATTAAGTTTTCTAACTTATGGTGTGCGGCAAACTGTATTGCTTCCCAGTTGCTGCCCTCTTGCATCTCACCGTCAGACATAATCACATACACACGGCCTTCTCTTTTCTGTAGCTGCCATGCCTTAGCTATACCCACACCAAACGGCAACCCATGACCAAGCGATCCTGTTGAGAAGTGAACGCCTGGTACTTTATGGCTTACGTGGTGCATAAGCACTGATCCTGACTGACCATACGACTCTAAGTCTAGGTTAATACCTGAGTGTTTTAATGCTGCGTATAACGCTACAGTAGCGTGCCCTTTGGACAAGATTACTTTGTCCTCTGGTTTTAACACGCCGCCGTATAGCGCAGCCAATATATCAGCAATAGATAGCGCCGACCCGATGTGCGCAGCCTTCGCACGATGCACCATTTTTAAACTATCTATTCGTATATATTTTGCAAGTTGTTGTGCTGTCATTTCAATGTACTCATAAATTTCTTAATGGTATCTGCCACGTAGGTCAACATCTCGCGGGTGAGAGCAGGTTGCACACCTACCCAGAACGTGTTGTTCATAACCTCGTCTGTCTTCTCTAGGCTGCCGTGGATGCGGTAGTTCTGACCCTTTAAGAATGGCTGCTTGGTAGCGTTGCCAGCAAAAACTAGCCGCGTTCCAATCTGGTGTTCGTTCAAATACCAAGTCAGCTCATCCCTCTTGAACTTGGCTCGCGGCGATACAGTCATAGGGAATCCAAACCACGAAGGCCACGCATCAGGATAGATAGTAGGAAACCACAAATCCTGCTGATCTATCAAAGCTGATTGCAGAAACTTGTAGTTGTCCCTGCGCATCTGAACAAACCTTTCCAGTTGTTCTAGCTGCCCTAACCCACAGGCTGCCTGCATCTCCGTAATCTTCATGTTGTAGCCTACGTGCGTGAAGACATACTTGTGGTCATAGCCGTCAGGAAGACCATCGAACTTCTGACAAAACCGCTGCTTGCAAGTGTTGTCCTTACCAGGCTCGCACCAGCAGTCACGACCCCAGTCACGGAATGATTCGACTAGTCTAGTCAGCTTGGTGTTGTTAATTACTACCGCCCCGCCTTCACCCATCGTAATGTGATGGGCTGGGAAGAATGACAGCGTAGCCAAGTCGCCGAATGTGCCTACCTTCTGTCCTTTCCACTCGGCACCCAGAGCGTCGCAGCAGTCCTCTATCAGCCACAGGTTGTACTTCTTAGCCACCTCTACCACCGCATCCACGTTGAACGGATTGCCTAGTGTGTGCGCCAAAAAGATAGCCTTGGTCTTGCTGGTGATGGCGTTCTCTAGTTCCTTGGTGCAGATGTTCAGCGTCGAATTAACATCTAGAAATACTGGCACCGCGCCCAACTGGAGGATCGGGTTGATCGTAGTAGGGAAGCCGCAGGCAACAGAGATAACCTCGTCGCCCTTCTTGATAGCCCTATCCCCCAACTTCGGGGATGTGAGAGCTGAGAAGGCAACAAGGTTAGCAGAGCTGCCTGAGTTGACCGTGCGTACAGCCTTACACCCAAGATACTTGGTCAAGCCATCCTCGAACCAGCGGTTGTATTGGCCAGCAGTGAGCCAGCCCTTATCCACTGCATCGTGCATGTAGTCCTTCTCGCGATCCCCTATCACCTGCCCAGAGGCAGGGATAAAGGTTTCTCCTGGGATAAAACTCATACTGGCGTGCCTTGTGGTTGTGTCATTTGTACGTACTGCTCTGGCTGAGGAGTCAAACTGCCATCGAACATGTGTGTGCCGATATGTGCAAGCTTGACCCAAGGCGCTGCCCATACAGTGCCGCCACACTTCTCGCGCCATTCTTTGCAGAAGTGGTAGTCCTCAGACAGCAGACGTTCGCCCATAGGCTCGATGCTAGTGGCAAAGAACTCAGAGATACGCTCATTACCAATGTTGCCGCCCAAATCGTGCGTGTCATTGATGTAGCTAGGCACTTTATCTTTTAGCTTTTCAAACACCTCGCGCTTGATTAACATAAAACCTGTGCCACCATTCCAAATCTCTGTCGGCGCGTTGAAATCTACCTGCACTTGCTCGGCATAATTCATAAGGTTCACCACGAATGATCCAGAGAAAATACGGAGCTGGTCTGCTGGCACACCTGCTTGCGCTGCTCTATGAATTTGCGGCCAGTTAATTTCTTTCTTCGGGTAAATGCCACAGATGATTGGCTTGTCAGCCAAAATCATAGGCAGCACATCTTTAGGATCAAAACGGATATCAGCATCTATAAACATCAGGTGCGTAAAGTCTGTCTTCAAAAACCCATGCACCAATGCATTACGTGCGCGCTGGATCAATGATTCGTTAAACAAAAAACTAACGGCTGTATCAATCTTGTTTTCACGCAAGCTATTTTGCAGAGTTATCAAAGATTGAGTGTAGTAGCCGTAGCACAGGCCGCCGTACATGGGGGTTGCGATGAATAGTTTTGCCATTTGTTTCTCCTAGAAATTAAAAATTTGTCTTAGTGACCAATTGCAATCGGGACGGTTTAATAACATCCACCCATTGTTAGTGAGGAATTTCTCTTCTGTCATGACCCCCGATCCATCTTTAGATAATCTGTAATTAACACTGTATTGTCCTGTTGTTCCTACTGGTACCTTCGCTCGCATGAGTTCAGCTTGGAAGTTTCTGTCAGAAATAATAGGCACATGCCATGCATGACTGTGCTTGCGCGCAACTGTAGTCCTGACTGCATAACAAGAGTTGTCTACAAGATATTGATTATGTGAGTTTGGAATACATCCAAGAGATTCGCAGTTATCTTGACAAATAAAGTTGCCCTCACTGTCTACAATATTTCTCAAGCTATATGCCCAGCCGAGGTTATGCTTCTCTATCATGTCAACCAATGACTCTATGTGATATTGCCCATACCAGTTATCGTCATCCAAGTAGAATATGATGTCTTCATCTACAACGAAAGGAGCCATAGCAAAAACGGGAGCCATACAATAGCCCCCGCCACCGTTAGCCCGAGGAAGATTAACCACTTGTACATTATCAATACCTTTCATATTGTTTTCTACTTCTTGCCAGCAGTCTCTTCCGTGCGCAAAGACGTAGTGAGTAGCAGGATAAGTCTGGTTTCTGATTGACTCATTCGCCTTCTTAATTGTTTCCCTGCCACGGGTGGATGTAACTACAGCTACAGATAAACTCATTTACTTTTCCTCTCCATCTTTTCTAACAAACGCTCTGCTTTACCTACCAGTTGCTGCGCTCTACTAGATGACACACCAAGCTGTTCTCCAACTTTTTTAAATGTCATGCCATGCTGACGACATTTGTAAGCAAGCATTGATCTTTCAAATGCTTTTTTAGTTATGTTATATAAACTGTTTGGCCTCTCAAACTTATCTTTTAATTCAAATTCTTTGTAATATTCGTTGTATACAATCCTTAATTCATAAATTAAATCTTTAATAGCATTTAATTTAGTTAAGTTATCTAACTCTTCAAATTCTGTAGATATATCAACATAAATTTGATATTCATTAAAAGTCGCTTTTATAGCGTCCATTAGTACCCCTCTATCAATCTCAGTAAATCTTTAACTTCTTGGTTGCTATCAAACTGATTAGCAGCGTCCGACCGGATGAATTCATCTATGGCTTCTAAATACTGGCAGTAACGCTCGTAACTCATACCTTTTAAGTAGGCATACAGCTCTGCATAGCTATCAAAATCCCGCATGTCTATAAAACATTCTTGTGGGATGTGGTCTGCTACGTTCGGCGCGCCCCAGTAAACAGGGACAATACCCGCCATGAATGCATCCAGTATCTTTTCTGATATATATCCCACCGCGTTGTCGCAGTTCTCAAACGTCAGAGCAAATTTGTAGTTGCTGTAAGTTTTTAACTTGTGGTTGGATACCCCTTTAGCCACCGGAAAAGACCGGATTTGCCAACCCCTACCCCACAAGTCAAAGTCAAACATCGCGTTCTCTTGGAACCACATGATGGCCTCTATCCGTTTCGGATATAAGCTGTGCGGCTGGTCGCTATTCTTTGCTGACTGCATCATGCACAGAAGTTTTCGACTATCAAAATCTGCCTCTGTCATGCCGCAAGAAATACGATCAGTCCAGTCAACTGTAAAGTTGTGCTTTACATAGTTACCCCAGTTAACCAGATAGTCATTCCATGTAAGTATCTTGTCGAACCGATTGTGATAGGTGCTGTCCCAGTTGCCAGGCAAGATAGCTGGTGGCTCGTACAGAATAAGAATCTTCTCTGCATTCGGTACATCAAGATCAACCCGTGGCCTGTCCATATAGATGACTAGGTCTACGGTAGACAGATCTACTTGGTCGGGCGTGTACAACTCTATGCCTATGGCTTTACACATCTTGTAAAGCTCAACCCACGGGCGCAGCAGGTTATGGCCTATATCACTGTTCTCATTCTTAAACAGGTAGCCATCTTCTGTGATGAACTCGTAATGGTTTTTAACTACTACCCGCATCACTCTCCCCTTATTTTTGCTGCCGCTTCCGACAGCCCAAGTTTTTCACAAATAACTGCACATCTTTCCCGCTCTTGTCTCTCTATTACCTTTGCCAAGCTGCGCATCAAATCCCAAGCAGCGGAGTCTGGTGCATAGATAAGATCCAGTTCTTCTGCTGCTTTGTTTACCGCTTCAAATAACTTCCTGCTCATCTAACCAGCCAATCAAACGCCGCCCGCAGAACAGTCAAAGCCACACCTATAGCCGCATAAAACAAAATAATCCATGCGCCCACATCAATAGATGACATGTACTTTTCGTAGACGTTCTCCCAACGACTCTGGTATTCCACCGTTGGTTCGTTACATGTAACGGATTGATAGAATTGCGGCACGTAATGAGAGCCAATCTTTGGCGGATCTTCTTTTATAAACTTTCCGTCTCGTAACATGGATCACTCCTTAGTTATCTAACAGTCCTTGCAACTGGTCTATCAAACGGTCTGCTAGGCGCTGGTCTTCTACGCTGATGATCGAAGCAATAGGATCCTTGTGAACGATATCCATAGCATCCCTAATCCCTTTGTTGTAGCCAGAGTTAAAGCTGTCGTTGCCCTCAAGAATCATAGTGATAGCGTCTCGTACCAGGCTAGATGCCTGTCGTGCTTTCGCCTTTTCCTTCAGCGCAAGATAAACTTCCTCGCTCAGATGAACTGAGTAAGGGATTAATCTTTTTGTTTCCACGCCGTAAACTCTTGTTTTACTCCCAGCATCTTTTCCGTCGCCGTTTGACTCTTGGCTATGTCGCTGCGGCTTTCTATTTGTAGATAATCCTTGAGCCATTCTGTTGCCTCCCTTTCTGATTTTTCAATAATCCCGCCAGCCTCGGATAAGAACTCCCAGAACTGTGGATCTCGGCACAACATCCCAGAGATGCGCACCATATCTTTAGCTAACTCTGCTTCGCGATTCATCGGGCGCTCTTCTTCATTCAACCGCACCATTACGGTCATGTACCTAGCGCCAACATAATCACGCGCAATCTCTTCAGGTATCTCGTCTGGGTGTATGCGCAGGGTCAGGATGTAGCCGGAGTTATCCTGCTTCAACCCTACCTTCACCGCTTCGAACTGGCTAGTTTGCATCTACCACCTCAATCAAATCTTTGTACTCGCCATCTGCGTACACGAATCGCAAGCCAATCAACTTGCCCTTCTCGTCGTAGTAACAGCAGAACATATCTCCGTCTTGCCAGGGCGCTGTCGGACGGATGCCAGCATCTGTAGCTTTCTCCGGTACGAAGTAGTTCATTGTTGTCTTTACCCGTGGGTGCGGGTTCTTCTGGTAGTTATATAGTTTTAGTTCAGGCATTAACTTATGTCCTCTATTCTGATTGCATACCTGCCGTTAGCTCGCTTAGTCCAGCCGTGTACCTCGATCCTGATACCTGCATCCCGCACCAGCGCCACTGTGTCTGAGTCTTGAATCTTCTTTATCCTGTTAGCTACGCCCGCCGCTGTAACCTGCACAGCCAAGACTTCGCCTTTACGGATAGCCAAGATATCGCACCAGCCCCAGAGATCCTTCCTCTGCTTAGTAAAGCTATTCCACTTCTCCACTACTTCGCAGTGATAGCCCTGCTCACGTAGGTGTTCAAGGCTGCGCTGGGTTGGTGACTTACCAGCCATCAGAAGGGGATATCTTCATCGCCCACGGGCGTAGCTGCTGGCGCTGCTTTAGGCAGCTCAGAATTCATTTCTGGCTTCCATGTATTTACCTTGATAGAAAACCACGGGCCATAGTTACCTTCCTTCTGCCAGCCGGATAGCTTGATAGGAATATCATCGCCCTCAATTTCATTTAACAGGCCACGCAGAAACGAGCGGTCAAACACAATCTCGCCGTACAAGTCGGCAGAGTTAGGGTTAACCTTCTGTTTGCTGTAATTCAAACGACCGCTGTTTGGGTATTTATTTACCATCTTTAAACTCCTTTATCCATTTTCTATCCCACATGGGGGTCATAATTTTCTTTGCGCCTAAACTAACTAGCGCCATCCATGAGTATTCTTCTAAATGGTTTCTGCCATAGCCTGGCCGAACATATGCTTGCTTCCTGTAATGCGGAACATACAATATTCCATTGAGTGAATAACATGCAGCCATTACTAATTCAACTTTGGGGTCTTCTTTCTCTTCAATCTTTAGCATCGAAAGATCCTTTGTATGTGCCAAATGTGGCAGTCAACTCTGGGTACGCCTCGCTATCACGCTGCTCGATGATCTTGTAAATGTTGGCGTTCGTGCGCCATACAGTCATCACATCATCCTTACTTTGGCACATATCAAGAGCGAAGATGGTCTGCTTTACTACAACGTGCAGCCAGTCATTCCAATCAGTACCAGGTTCAGACGAAACCTTGAGTTGCCATTGACTATCCGTTCGCCCTTCCATTTTCTTTGGTGGCGGAACTTCAACAGCTTTCGGCGTAGCTTTAGGTGGCGCTGCCTGCGGCGCAGTCTTTGTTGCTTGGTTACCATCGTCATCCTCCGTTGCGAGGGAGCAGGCGGCCATCAGCGAATACCTTCTTGCATAACTCAAAGCGCTCCCGAAGCCCTGCGCGTCCTGCTTAGTTGCTGGCATGAACAAACTGCCGCCTGACAGCTGCTCGCCAGATTCATGTATAAACACTGTAGATACTTTTACTCCGCCAGCATGTTCCTCAGTCAACTGCATAAGATAGATGCCGTTGTTGTTGAGAGCGTCAATGACCGCCTCGATACACGCAGACAGATCCGCATACTTGCTACGGAAGTGCGGGTTGGTGCTAGACTTCAGTGCTGGCCCAAACTCTCGCTGCGCTTTTACTAGCGCCGATGCTATTGCTTTCATGCCTTCTCCTTTAAATATTTCTGATACTGGCCACAGAAAGGCGCTGCCTGACAGAAGCTCTCGCATCGTGTCCTGCCGCCTTCTCTGGTTTCTATGTGGTGATCTGGGTATTTCGTTACTACAAAATTCTCTGCTTCCGACAGCGTGTTGCAAACCTTCTTAGCCCGAACACCGCCAGCTTTCATGATTGCGTAGGTAGTTGGCTTCTCCCACATTTCCTCCGGCGTACACTCTGGCATCATCCCGCTGACTGCTGCAAAGTTAGCCTCGTTGTGCAGAGTTAGCCGCTGCTTAACAAAAGCCTCGCGGTCTTCGTAGTCCCATAGAGGTATATCTAGTGTGACGATAGGTGACTGCGGGTAAGTTTCTTTCAGAGCTGCTTCTCTGCGCGACCAGTCACGCACGATGCCGATGATCTGTAGGCCAGCTACCTTGTCGCCCTTCACGCGTTCGACCAGCCATGCATACAGGTTTAACTGGTCTATCCACTCTTGCTTCTCTTGCTGGACAGTCCAGGCTGACGTCACCTTATAATCGGCAATAAGTACCTTGCCATCTACCAATGTTTGCAAATCTATGGCACCACTTATAGACCAACCCTCAAACGTAGTGAACAGACGTTCTTCTACTATGTGATGGTCATCCTTGCCATGTTCCAAGATATTGTGGACAGCAGATCCGAACAGCGACCAGACCATGTCGCTAGCGTCTTGCTCGATATCTTCCTGATGTTGTCTGCGAAGTAGTACAAGTTGCGGAGGCGACAGTATTTCTGTTACGCTTATCTCACTGTTTCCCTTGCTGTAATGCGGCCTGCGAATGACGTTAACGAACGTCTCCGGTAAATTAAATTTGTTTGTTAATTTCATACACCCTCCCTAGATGTAGACCGATAGTAAACCTACATTTAGGGCAAGTCAATAGTTATCACAAATATTTTTTAACTGTTGTTAACAAATAGGTATCTGTAAATTCTTACAGATACCCGTTTGATAACATTGCAAATAATAATTGGTAGTGTTATTGTTACTGCGGGGAAAGCCTGCCACACTCTCCTGTGTTGTGATCTCCTTCCGGTAGGTGAGTACCCCTTGGATGTGGGTCTTAAGGGAAGACCCTTTGCCCCGCTTCGGCGGGGTTTTTTTTTACCTTTTGAAATCAAGAGGTAATATAATCATGTCAATGTAGTTTGTCTTCACTACCTTGAGATCATCATGGCCATAACGGACGACGAGTTTATTGCTGCATGGAATCGAAACCCCAGCATTAAAGGGTGTTCTGAGCTTCTTGACATAAATGTTCGCAATATTGCTAGGCGGCGAAGATCAATAGAACAGAAACGTGGGATCATATTAAAAAGCGCAAGCATTAACAGTCCCGATTATTTAGTCACCATCCCGCACGATAACATTCGTGTTACTGCCGAAGTAGAAAATGGTTCGATACTTGTTGCCAGTGATTGCCACTACTGGCCAAATATAATAAGCACCGCGCACAGAGCATTCGTTCTCTTTGTCAAAGAAATGAAGCCTAAGGCTATCGTATTAAACGGCGACGTTTTTGACGGAGCCAGCATCAGCAGGCACCCGCCAGGCGGCACATGGGAATCCATGCCATCGGTTAAGCAGGAACTAGACGCCTGCAAAGAGCGTGTATCAGAGATAGAAGACGCCTCCCCCAATTCAAAGATGCATTACATTTGGGGTAACCACGACCTCCGATACAATGCGCGGCTCGCTGCCCAAGTAGGGGATGGATTTAAAGATATCCAAGGGATGAACCTTAAGGATCATTTCCCAAAGTGGATATTCTCTATGTCTCTCATGGTAAATGACAACACCATGATTAAGCATCGTTATCATAATGGAATTCACGCTGTTCATAACAATTTAATAAAATCGGGGGTTAGCTTCGTCACAGGCCACCTTCACAGTTTGCGGGTAGTCCCGTGGACTAATTATTTGGGAACCTGTTATGGCGTCGATACAGGCTCACTGGCTGATGTTTGTGGCCAACAGTTCACGTACTCAGAAGATAACCCAAAGAACCATAGAAGCGGATTTGCAGTGTTAACATTTTATAAAGGTAAGCTGCTTCCGCCGGAGCTTTGTGAGGTGCTGGACGAGGACGCTGGAATTATATATTTTCGCGGAAACGTCTTTAAAGTGTAATCTTTTAGGATTAAAATCATCTGGCAGCCGCGTGGTTGTGTGCAATTTTTGGGGGCAAAAATGGCTATTACTATTTACACAGCAGGTTCGATCCTGGTTATTGACGAACCGTTTGAAATTGAAGCTGAGTTAGATTTATTTGAAGATGTAGAGCTTGAAGTTGATGAAGAAGACATTGAGTATGATGCCGATGGCACAGCTTGGTACTTTGATGAAGACGATGAAGTTTACTACTACTACGATGAAGAAGAAGATGTTTGGGTAGAGTACGACGACGAAGAAGTTGAGTAATATGTAGGGGGGCTATGCCCCCCTTTTTTAAAAGGTAGGTAGTTATGGATAACTTCATACAAAAACAAATTGACGCATCTGAGCGTTTGTATAATATGATGCTGTCAGATCATAAGATGCGGTTTGAAAAAATTGCAGAAACGTACAACCTCAGTGAAAGTTTGCAGAAAAAATTAAACGACCGCGATAAAACTATTGCGGATCTGCGAGCCAAGCTGATGGCTTACGAGGTAGCGGAGAAGTTGTAATGCAGCCAAATATTTTAGAAGACTTGCGCGAGGTAGCAGTCCTGTACCACGACAGCAGTCTTCTATCTTACAAGCTGCAAGAAGTATTAGAAAAACACCTGACCCAGCCAGGCCAGACCTGCGGCGAGCGGGGGTGTACAGATTATTCGCTAGACACGTAGTATCAACGAAGTCGGCGTAGGCCAGCGTAGCATCGACATACGCGCCGGATAATCGTAACCGGCACTTGCATAAATTCTTTTCCTGATTTATTATTTGCCTGTCACTGTGTCAGGCGGAGACAATCAACCCAAGCCCTTAAGCTTTGGTTCTTAGCCCTTAAGTGGGAACGTGCCTGACACACGGAGAACCAAGCCTTAAGGGTTTTTTCATTTGCAGTGACCGTACCTTCCACGATAGTAGAGAGCCTGCATGGGCTGCCGGAGAGAATACACTGGTCGAGGTTTCACCTGCCTGCGTACCACACTGCCTGTTAGCGAGGGACAGTACAAGAGAAGAGAGACATGGGTGATAGACAACTCTCTTATCGAGCTAATCGCTACCTTCTGGGTTTGCCAGTATTCAGCAGTAAGAATATGGGCAAGGATGATTCCCCATCTCGTGTGCTGCGCATTTGATGGTGGGCTATCACCCTTGGGGAACCTAAACACGGAGGATGCAATAGATGTGAGTTGGCAGGAACTAACTGTTGACACGTATAAGATTACATATTATTGTTCGCCCTAGATATAGGAGGTCACATGAAAGAAGGAGAGTGGATTAAGGATCATCTGCGGGAGTTTGCAGATCGTTTGGAGCAGTCGGTGATAGAGCGGGAAAGAGAAAGAGCGGCAATCATTTGCCACTACTACAGAGATTGGCAGGATAACCCTGCTGAAGCCATAGCTACGGCTATATTAAAAGGAGAGTGAAGATGGATATGAAAGTCAAAGAAACATCAGTAGTTATTTCTGCACCCAATTTCCAGGCAGTCGATGTTCTGCTACAGGGTACAGCGCCGCTAGTCGTTGAGCGGTTTAGCAAGAAGGCAGAACTAATGGCTAAGATGGCAGAGGGTAAGTCTGCCGGTAGCAAGAAGGTTCGTGATGCCCGCGACTATGACAAAGAAGCAGAGGCCGCACGTTACCGCTCAGAAGAAAACTGGGAAGGCATGAACGCTGCTGCTTTCCGCGCCGGTATGATCAGCGCATGTCGCTTAGTAGGTTTTAAGATGACGCTCGCCAAGCTATCAACATTTGTTGTGGCTGACGGCTTTGATCTCCAAGATGGCATACCGCTTATCCGTATCTATGGCACTAGCGAAACCTATACAGCTCACACACGCAACGCTACGGGCGTGGTTGATGTCCGTAGCCGTCCCATGTACCGTGAGTGGGCGGCACGTTTGCGTATACGTTTTGATTCGGATCAGTTCACAGCACAAGATGTCTACAACTTAGTCAGCCGCGTTGGGTTGCAGGTAGGTATAGGTGCAGGACGTCCTGACTCTAAGGCTTCCGCTGGCTGTGGTTTTGGTACGTTTGAAATTGTGCCCAACGACAAAGAGAAAGAAGTCGTAAAGAAATTCGGCATTAAGTAATTAAGGCAGGCCCGTCGTGGTGAGTTGCGATCCGGCCCGGTTGGGCAAGGCAGGCTAGGTTGGGCGCGGCATGGTAGTGCGAGGTGGGGCGAGGTTTGGTTTGGCAAAGCAGGTCAGGCGAGGTTTGTTGGGGTATGTTGCGTTGCTGCGCGGCTTGGTTCGTTAAGGCAGGCAAGTTCCGGCTGGGCGGGGCACGGTGCGGTTCGTTTCGGCAGGTAGGGTGGGGAGAGGCGAGTTCCGGTAAGGTAGGTTAGGTGTGGCGGGGCAGGCACGGTATGGCTGGGCGGCGTGTGTTCTGGCATGGTTTGGTATGGCAGGCATGGCACAGTGGGGAGAGTCCAGGCGGGGCAGCGTGCGGTAAGGTTCGATACGGCAGGTAAGGCGAGGCGAGTTCGGGTAAAGCGAGGTTTGGAAAGGCAGGCGGGGTTAGGCGGCGCAAGGTGGAGTTAGGAGTGGTGCGGTGAGGCAGGTGAGGCGGGGCGGGGTTTGGTCGGGCACGGTAAGACATGGCAGGTAAACTTTAAGGAGATCAACATGGAAGTAATGAAAGCAGAAGCACTAGCAGAAGAACGCAAGCTATTAGAAAAGATTGCCAATAAAAATGGCGGCTTGTTGATGGTTGATGATGTACTGGATGAAGCTAGAAATCCTAAGTCAATCCTCCACAAACATTTCCAGTGGGATGATGACAAGGCCGCAGAAGCTTATCGCAAGATGCAGGCACGGCAGCTTATCCAGAAGTGCGTAGTCACAATTGAGAAAGCGCCAGACGTTCCTATTCGTGCGTTTGTAAGTCTATCTACCGACCAGTACGAGGGCGGTGGCTATCGCATGACGGCTAATGTTCTTTCAGATGATCAACAGAAAGGTCAGTTACTACACGATATGCACCTCACATTATTGAGGTGGAAGAAGCAAGTGAATTTGTTGGACACAGAGACAGAAGAAATCCTTAACCGATTGGAGCAACTTATCACTCGCCGCGTAAGTGATCGTCGTGATGGGGCTAGGCCATGATTCAGTTCAACAGATACCGTTTGCCGGACGAATCAATAGACTTTAATTTGTCGTTTATCGGGTTATGCAATGCAATTGCATCGCAAATCAATGGTAATTGCGACAAAGCAATACAAACATTGCTGTCTTTGTCCGAAAAATATACACACAATTCGGACAGGCTGGCGGCGGTGGCAGCCAGGATGTACTTTTGGGGCAAGATGAGCTGGAATGATTTAGAAAAGCTGCTGCCGGAAAGATTGCCATTAACTTTTTTGTACAAGCAGGAACTGGTGGGGTGTTTGGGTTTGGAGCAGGCCGCCCGCAAATGGCGGATCACCGAAGACGATTGGAATTTGTATCAAGGCTTTACACACGATACATACTTTGAAAGAAAGGTAAGCACGGAAGGAGTAATATACCGCCCTCGTAACGCAGGATTCTTTTCAACCGTAGAGAACATGATTGCCGCCCAAATTATTGCAGAATTGGAAGGCAAGCAGCTACTTGTTGACTTGAATGGTAACTGGTGGCCATACAAAGAACCGTTTGAAGAGATCTTTAATGAGTCATTTGCGTTCACACGACTCACTAATGTGCCAGAGATTGGTTTTGATTACGTCAGAAGTGGGTGGTTAAATCCGTCAAACGAAACGGCATCATACTTAGCAGACATGAAACTATGGGCGTATACCGCGATCATGGATGACATAAGTAGGATCGCGCCATCCATCCCATGCATGGACGCATCTGGCGTTATGTTCGTGCGCGGCGGTGACAAGCTACAGACTGAGACCATCCTGCCACCCGTGTCGTTGTTACAGCGGGACTTGCGGTGGATGAGTCGTAGGTGTGAGGATAGGTACCTGCTGTCGGATGATAAGAATGTAGGTGAGGCTGTTGCTGCGCTAGATTCGACTGTAATTAACCACAGCGACCAGGTCGAAGGCGGTTATCATCATAGGTACGGTGAGAAGGTTAGCTGTATGCCTATTCTAAAAAACTATATGTACATGCTCGAAGCAAAAGAAAACTTCTCTTGCCCGTCGGCGAACATTGTCAACGCTGCGCAATGGAGTCGCAACGATAGCCAGAACAATAGTTTGTCAAATCCAGTCTATCGGTATCTTTTAATTTAGCGTTATATATTTATATGAAAACACTACTCGACTTAGGTACACAGCCGCTCGTCAATAATTTATGTGAGACGAAAGAAGATTCTCTATCCGTAAAAAGGTATCGCCTGCGCGCTGAGATAGCGGACGATATTCTAATTAATTTGGATGCAGAATCTACCGTGCCGCCCGATGAATTATTTGGACACTACCTATATAGGTCGGGTGTCAACATACCGTACATCAGTCATTGCGACGGCATGGCAGAGCTATTTGTTAGCAGCCGCAGAGGCACTGTCATTGATGTTGGGGGTAATGATGGCACGTTGTTAAAATCATTCCGGCGCACGATGGGGATACAGAATCTCATTAATGTAGACGCAAGCAGCAGCATGAGGGAAGACAATGAATCTGCGGGTATTAAATATGTAGAAGGGTATTTCAGTTCTGACATGGATTTACCCACCGCAGACATTATTACTAGCACCAACGTGTTTCAACACACCAGTGACGTACATAAATTCTTAGCTGCGATAGTCAAACATCTGCACGACGACGGCATCTGGCTGCTTGAATTTCCGTACACACTAAACACTCTCAAGACTTTGCAGTTCGATCAGTTTTATCATGAACATTATTTTTATTGGTTGATGACTCCGCTTATCAAATTACTTAGCACGTATCAGTTAGAAGTGATACATGTAGAGGAACACTACATTCATGGCGGCAGTCTGAGGTTACTTATCAGCAAAGATAAGGATAGCTGGCACAAGTTTGACTATGCTAAGTATGTAGAGATGGAAATTGGTTTTGATTATCAAGGCTGGAATGACAGAGTTGCTGACAAAATAAAAAAAGACAAAGAATTTATTGAGAATTTACATGGTACGGTTGCGTTCTTTGGGGCAGCAGCCAAGGGTTGTGTGTATTTAAATGCGTTGGATCTTCAGGCGAGTGATAAGTATTTATACATCGTGGATGATACACCCGCAAAAGAAGGTAAGTGGATGCCAGGCACTGGATTGCAGGTAGTGGCAAGAGATTCACTGCGGTACCAGATACCAGATAATTTAATCATCTTAGCCCACAACTTTGCAGATCATATTATTAAATCATTAGGTGGCTATGATGGAAACATCATTACCATGTATGGCGATAATCATGGAAACATTTGAATTTCTTACATTGCTGGGCGGCATCATGATTGGTGCCGGTGTGTCTTTACTTTTACTTGCGGCAGCAGCTGCATATTTTTTAGGGGAATTTGATGAATCTTAATCTTGATAAAATTAAAATCGACGGCGGTACACAGAGCCGTGCAAAGATAGATCAAGATGTTGTAGCAGAGTATGCGGATCTGATAAAGAGCGGCACTATTTTCCCGCCAGTCACAGTGTTTTATGATGGCGTGGATTACATTCTGGCAGATGGTTTCCATAGATATTTTGCTAATCGCAAAGCAGGAACACCTAATTTTGAGGTGCAGTTGCATGAAGGCACGTTGCGAGATGCAATCCTGTATTCGTTTAGTGCTAATGATTCGCACGGACTGCGCCGCACATCGGCAGACAAACGCAAAGCAGTAACAGCGATGTTAGAAGATATAGAGTGGCAAGACTGGTCGGATCGTGAGATAGCTAAACATTGCCGTGTCAGCTCAATGCTAGTCGGTACTATCCGCAAAGATTTAGGTGCAACAAAAAAAGAAACTAAGTTTATGCGTAACGGCAAGGAAGTTACACAAACAGAAAAGCCGAAGAAAAAAGATGACCCAGTAGAAACATTTAACCAAGCGGAAATCAACGCAGAGATACAGAAAGCGGCAACAGATAGTTTGCAGAAAGAGAACGAAAATCTTAAAGATCAACTAACAGTTGCACTTGCAGCAAGCACGGATGATGCAGAGAAAGAAAAAGCTACGTCAATAATTAAAGATTTACGTTCACAAATTAGACTGTTAGAGATAGAATTAAAAGAGATCACGATTAGCAGAGATACCTATCAGAGAGAAAACGGTGAACTTAAAAAACAAGTTACATCGTTATTAAAGAAGGTTAAAAAACTAGAAGTGTAATCGCCCAAACCGGCGGGCGCGTGTGCCGGTAGGAGAAATTAATGTTACAACTAAGAGACTATCAACAAGAAGCAATACAAAAACTTAGAGAAGGATTTGCAGCAGGACACAGATCACAATTACTTTACTTAGGCACAGGCGGTGGCAAGACAGAGATTGCCATTGCCATGCTTGAGGCGGCAAAGAAAAAGGGCAGCAAGGCTGCAATGATTCTTGATCGAATTGTTTTGTGTGATCAAACATCTCGCAGATTAGATAAATATTCAGTTGATCATGGAGTATTACAATCAGGTCATTGGAGATATAAGCCCTACGAAAACATCCAAGTTTGCTCTGCTCAAACTTTAGAAAAGCGTGGGGATTTTCCTGGCCTTGATTTGTTAGTGATAGATGAATGCCACGCCCAACGCAGACATACCATCCAGTTTATCAAAGACAATCCACACGTAAAAGTTGTTGGGTTATCTGCTAGTCCATTTACCAAAGGTTTGGGCGGTACCTATTCCAATGTTGTATCTCCTGTCACTACCAAACAGTTAGTGGATCGTGGCTCGCTTGTTCCTCTGCGTGTTTTTATAGCCAAAGAAGTAGATATGGAAGGGGCTAAAAAAGTAGCAGGGGAATGGAGCCAGGCTGATGCTAGTGAGCGTGGCATGAAGATTACAGGCGATGTTGTTTCAGAGTGGAGCAAGAAGGTTCGTGAGATATTTGATGGCAACCCAGTTAAAACAATTGTGTTTGCTGCTGGTGTAGCCCACGGCGCTGACTTGGCTGAAAAGTTTCAAAACATTGGATATAACTTTGTTTCACTTAGTTACAAAGATGATGATGAGTACAAGCGAAATGTTATTGATGATTTTGCCAAGCCTGACAGCAAGATTGTTGGGCTTATCGCGTGCGACATTCTCACCAAGGGATTTGATAACGAGTATGTGCAGATAGGTATCTCTGCGCGTCCGTTCTCAAAGAGCTTCTCTTCTCATGTGCAGCAGATGGGTAGGGTGCTGCGTGCCAATCAACACAACCCAGAGTCTAAACCGTTTGCTGTGTGGTTGGATCACAGCGGTAACTACCTGCGCTTTCGTAAAGATTGGGAAGAGCTGTATGAGAACGGCGTAACTGATCTTGATGATAGCAAAGAGAAGCCAAAGAAAGAACTGACAGAGAAAGAAAAGAAAGAAAGCAAGTGCCATGTGTGCTACGCGCTGTGGCCTAAAGGTAGCGACACTTGTTACAACTGCGGTGCTGTACGCGAGCGCAAGAATCTTATAGAAGAAGTAAACGGTGTAATGGAGGAGTTGAGCGGAGCTGCGGCAAAGGATAGCAAGCAGGAGTTCTGGAATCAAATGATTTGGTATATGAAGGTGCAGGGATGGTCTAAAGGTCGGGCGTCTAATACATACAAAGATAAGTTTGGCGTCTGGCCTCGCGGTTTGCGGGATGATATGCCAGCTCTGCCGTCGGATGAAACAAGGCGGTTCGTAGATAAAAAACTTCGTCAGTTCTTGCGTAGTGTGGGGAGAAAATAATGGACTTCATACAATTCGCCCGCCTGCATGGCATTATCATTCACGACCTGCCACCGCTCGGTGTATGGAAAAGATATTCAACAGAGGATCATCCACGCTCAAAGAATGGCGCGGTAAAGTTTATGGGGGACGTTGGGTTTGTGCAGAATCACGCGACAAGTACAGTCGTCAGCATATGGAAGCCTGACTCTCGAAATGCGCCGATAGATCGTGCGTCTGCTCTTGTATCAATCAGGAAGGCTGAGGACGAGCAGAAAAAAAGACAGCACCAGGCTATGCAGAGGGCGGTAGGTATGCTTAACGGCAGCGGACTTAGCACTCACCCATACCTTGAAAACAAGGGATTCCCTGATGAGCAGGGAAATGTACTGTGGCAGGACGGTAAACCTGTGCTTCTGATCCCGATGCGGGTAGGTGGTAACTTGGTCGGCTTGCAGCAGATAGATAAGGACGGCGGGAAGAAATTTTTGTATGGACAACGTACTAACAACGCTGTGTTCACGTTCGATAACAAGGGCATGAATGTGTTGTGCGAGGGCTACGCTACTGCTCTGTCTGTGCGTCTGGCATTTAAGCAGATGAAACAACGTTACACGCTGCACGTATGTTTCAGCGCGGGGAACATGGCGAAAATGGCGGCAGGGCTTGAGCCTGGGCTTCTGATCGCTGACAACGACGAGAGCGGTACAGGGCAGCGCGTGGCAGAGGAAAGCGGTTGGAAGTATTGGCTGTCTGATCGCGTGGGAGAGGACGCTAACGACACTCACCGTCGGATCGGTTTGTTCGGATTTACACAAAGCCTGACCCAGTTAATGCGAGACGTCGGTTCGGTTAGGCATGGTTAATGAGAGTGCGCCGTCAGTATAGGGTACGATAGATGAGAGCGATTGCATGATCTCTATCCCAAGATTTAAGCATCGCTCTCCCCTTCCTGAATAATCAGATACTACGCGCACGTTCCCATCTTCATCTTCTAAAAGGTGAATTGAGAACGTGGCGGGGTGGTTATTCATGTGCGGATTCTAACTCATGGTAAAAAACATACGTTGACCCTATTATGTTTGCATGAAGTTCCTGATCCAATTCTTTTGCATTGAAAATATCTACCAATACTCCTTCGTCTGTTGTCTGAATTTTGATAGAGAATCCGCACACATCAATCCAGATTGCGCCCTCATCATTCATTTTGTATGTTCCGTCTGATAATGTTTTCACCGTCTGATCTCCTATAAAGATTGTGCCCACAACATTTGTATGACTAGCATTTCTGTCATGTTTTCTACTTCTTCTTGTATCCATTCGTCTGAATATCCCTCGAATGGTTCCCATGCGGTAAGGTCGTCAACGTCTGCGTAAAAGTGCATAGTGGCTATTGCATGAGCGCGCTGTTTAATTTCATCTAATGTTTTCATCGTCTGATCTCCTATGCGTTGACTACTAACTGCATCCATTTACCCTCTACTGGTAAATCGAAATCCTCTTTTTCATCGAATGTAAAAACGTCAAAATCATCTCCATCTGTCCATCCCCATGCGTTTGTCCAAAGTAATTCTGGTTTATTTACGTTTTCAATTACATAAGCGTCTAATATCATCGTCTGATCTCCTATATGTTGGCTAAGTGTTTTGCTTTAACGACTGCCTGCGCGAGCGTCTGAAAGCGCATTAACAGGCATACGCGCTCGTCTGCATCTGTATCAAACAGCGCGACATTAAAACCTTTGTCCGTCTGATAAATGCGTGATTCGATACCGTAATTCTCGTTTGGATAAGCTGCTATTTGTTGCATCGTCTGATCTCCTTATTGTTGGCACTCTGCACAAACCGCTCGCATTTCGGGGTTCTCTCGTACCCATCTCAGCGCGGCGGCTTTCGTATCAAATCTCTGCCAGATGAAATAACCGCCTTGTCCATCTGCGACCATCTCAAAGCATTTAATCCAACCGTACTCATTAAATTTAAGTTTCATCGTCTGATCTCCTGTATGTATTAGTTAATCACGCTCACAACTATTGCATTGTCAAGCGTGACCCAGTTAATTGTCAAGTGTTTTTAATTAAGTTCTAAAGCGTGTTGCTGCGGGTTTAATAAATGATTTGTGAAATACAGTCTGCATGTATAGCAGTCCGCATGTAATCCGCTAACTTGGTCAACTGCGAATTGTGTTTCCTGCCTGCCATAATATGCGTCTGTAAAATCAAGCGTTGCGTTTGGCAACTTCCAGTAGTCGCGCATGAAGGCGTTGAGGTCGGCGGCTTCGCGGTCGTCAAGTCCAGAATAGTCACCGACGAAAAGCGCGGGTAAATAGTGCGCGGCAAGTGTCAATTCGTGATAGTCGTTAAGTAATGGCATGGTTTAAACTCCTGCTAGGTGCGCGAAGCTGCGCGGGGTTGATTGTTCGATTTGGATTGAATAACCCAGAGCGGCGATAGTGTCGAGCGCGTGTCTAGTCAGCGTCTTAGTCCCTGCCAGTTTTGCCAGTAAGCGGCTCTGGTCACAACTAGGGTATGCAGTCTCGATACCATAATTTTTTTCGATGCGGATAGTTATTTTCATTTTATTAACCCTTAAAATTGAACGTAAACAATAGTGCCTGAATTTGTAGTGCCAATAACTGTCGTTTCATCCTGTAAATAATTCATAACAGTTTCGACAGTAGTAACTTCGTCAATACACTCTGATATGTCGATGCTGTAATTTGCAGCTATATCCTCGCAATAATTTTCAGATAATTCGCAGCAAAGGGCGATCACGTCGAGTTCATACTCCTCACCTAAATCGCGCTCTTGATCTTCCAAGTAATCGAATATCAGTTCGAGCGCTTCGTAACTGAACTGATCTTCCCTGCCAGCGCGCACAAAAGCATCGCGGAAGCCATAAATGGATATAGTTGTTTTCATGATGTGATCTCCTAATTAGATTGATAAAAGCAAAAACAAAAACAGCCAAAAAATAAAGAATCCGGCTATGCCTGCCAGTATTTCGTTAACCATTGTCACTCCCCTAAAAGTGGTTTGATTATCGAGTGATAATCCGCTAGCAGACTGAAACAATCCACTAGCAGGTGTCACTCAATAACTAAATTCATCTTCTAGGCTAGTGATTAACCCGTCGAAGTCCTCAGAGCTACCGAGTATTGATGCAAGCGCGTAAACAGTCTCGCGGTCGTATTCCTCGCAAAGGCTCTCAAGGTATGCGCGGCGGTTCTCAAATCCGTTTTCTTTGTAAATGTTCATGCTGTGATCTCCTTAGATAATGAAAGCGGGATGGTTAGCTATGCCAAAGATAGGCGCGTATTCCAGTAAAGCGGCGCGGCTTTTCTTAGTCATTGCAGCGCGAATAAGGCTAGATAAGGCTTGAGCTATGTTTTGCTCGTATCCGCCTAGCTTGTGCATGATGCAAAGATTCTGTATTTCTCGCAGTTCTGATTTATTCATGATGTGATCTCCTGAGTTAATGCACTAATGAATGAAGTGCATGAGTGATAGATTAGCACTTCAATGCACTATGTCAAGTGTTTTTATATATTGTATTCATGATATATTTAAATCAACTGCCAGGTTTTAATAGGTTTTGACTATTCTGGTGATGTTCCTGTATATTCGGGGCAATTCGGCGCGTCGCGCGCGGCAGCTAAACGGTGCAATATGAAAACAATCAGTAGGAAACAGGCAAGGGAAGCTATACAGACTAAAGGGCTAGAAGGTGCGCTTCACTTAGGGAAAACAAACCTAACAGCCAAACAGAGACGCTTTGCAGAGGGGATAGTATTAGAGGGTCTTACTGGTGCGGATGCTTACCGGCAGGCATATGACACAAAGGGCAGACCGCAAATCGCAGGTGTTGAAGCACATAAGCTTAAGACTAACCCTAAGGTTGCCAATGTGATGGAAGCACTAGAGCGGGCGAAAGAGGCGAGCGCATCGCATTCCGCCGAATCTTTGAGGGCATTGTGCGTTAGTACGTTGGTTGACGTTGCCACCAACTCGGATCGTGATGCTGTGCGCGTTGCTGCGGTTCGTGTACTTGGTTCGGTTGTAGGCGTTGATGCGTATCGGGAGACTAAGCGCATAGAGACTGTCAAAGATAGCGACGAGATAAAGCAGCAAATCATGGCGCAACTCAAAGGGATGATGCTAGGTACTGACGACGCCGTTACAGTTGACGCCACAGATCTGCTCGCCGAGCTTGCCGGTGACGCAAATCAGCCATGCTTAGACCCCACCGCACCCCCACCATGCCAATCTGACAACGGGACTCCGGCTGACTCTATACATACTATTCCACTCGAACAGTCCGGTGATTTTTCAGAAGACCCCCCCTTACCTTTAGATTCATCCACCCCCCAGGGGGATATATTTTTGGAAAAAGGAAAATAGTTATCAAACGGGTATCTGTAAATTCTTACAGATACCCTGTTGACAACATTTACAAAATGGCAGATCTTTTGATAAATCGGGACATGACGGCGAAGAGGAAAGATTTGTCGTATGAGGAGTGTATGGAGGTAGCTATGACGCCTGCGCAACGTGAGGTGTTTTTGTGTATAGACGAGTGGTGGAAGAAGTATGGGTTTGGGCCTTCTATACGGGATATATGTGATGTGAGGGGTAAGACTGGTATGGGGAATACGTCTGACATCATAAATAGGCTGGTCAAGCTTGGCGTGCTGAAAAAGGTTAAGGGCGCGGGCAGGAGTGTGAGACCGGTGTATATAAACTTTAGGACGCTGGAATAACCTGAGATGAATAAGCTATCAGATAGAGAACTGTTACTGGAAGCGTTCGAGCTTCTATATACCATTTACAGAAATCAGAATGGCACAAGGTATAAAAGAGATATCAGTGTTTACCCTACGCTATCAAGAATTAAAAATCGATTGGAAGAAACTATGAATAATGGGTATAGTCCGGCTGAAGAAAGAAAGAAGGCGAACGGGCAGTGGACTTAAGTGAACTGATAGGAAAGCTTCCTGCCAACGAGCAGGAGAAATTACTGGAGCAGGTGAGCCAGTATAAGGATGCTGTCACGCGGGAGAAAGCGCAAAAGTCGTTCATGGCGTTCGTGCATGAAATGTGGCCTGGGTTTATACACGGCAGGCATCATGCTCTTATGGCAAAGAAGTTTGAGGAGATAGCTGAGGGTAAGTTAAAGAGGCTGATCATCAACATGCCGCCGCGACATACCAAATCAGAGTTTGCTAGTTACTTACTGCCGAGTTGGTTCTTGGGGAAGTACCCAAATAAGAAAGTAATCCAGACATCTAACACGGCGGAATTAGCTGTGGGGTTTGGTAGGAAGGTTAGGAACTTAGTTGATAGCGACCAGTATTCGAAAATCTTCCCAGGGGTCGGTCTCCGTGCGGATTCCAAGGCGGCGGGGCGTTGGGCAACTAGCCACGGCGGGGATTATTTTGCTATCGGTGTTGGCGGTACCGTTACTGGTAAGGGTGCTGACCTACTAATAATAGATGACCCGCACTCGGAACAAGAGGCGAAGTTAGCTCAGGGTGATCCGACGGTATTTGACAGTGTGTACGAGTGGTATACATCTGGCCCGCGTCAGCGTTTGCAACCAGGTGGCGCAATTATTGTCGTGATGACACGCTGGTCGGATAAAGATCTGACTGGCAAGGTGTTGAAAAGTGACGCGACAGACTGGGAAGTGATAGAACTGCCAGCGATTTTGCCCTCTGGCAACAGTTTGTGGCCTGAATTCTGGCCGCTAGAAGAATTAGAGGCGTTAAAAGAGGAACTTCCGCCCTATAAATGGAACGCTCAGTACCAGCAGCAGCCTACGGGCGAAGAAGGTGCGCTGGTAAAGCGGGAATGGTGGAAGAGATGGGACGGAAATAGAGCGCCGCCCTGCGAATTTATCATCCAAAGCTGGGATACGGCGTTCACAAAAAGCCAGAGGGCTGACTATTCTGCGTGTACAACATGGGGCGTGTTCTACAAAGACGAGAATGAGAGCGATGTAAACATCATTTTGCTTGATTCGTGGAAGGATAAGCTGGAATTTCCTGAATTAAAGGCAAAAGCTAAGGAAATGTACGACGAATGGGAGCCTGATGCTTGCATTATTGAGGCAAAAGCAGCCGGGGCACCGCTGATATTTGAGTTACGAAGGATGGGTGTGTACGTACAAGACTACACACCAACTAGAGGTAACGATAAGTTCGTGCGATTGAACAGTGTTACTGACTTATTTTCATCTGGCAAGGTTTGGGCACCAGAAACTAGGTGGGCGGACGAGGTTATCGAAGAAATGGCACGGTTCCCGAACGCGGAACACGATGACTTGGTCGATAGCACGGTGCAAGCCCTTATGAGATTTAGGCAAGGCGGATTTTTGCGGCTTGATTCCGACGAAGAAGACGATCCTATCGAATTCCGTCGCAAGCGCGTTTACTACTAAGGACTACTATGGCGACAAATTTTGACAAAGCTCTCTACCAAGCCCCACAAGGACTAGATTCTACTGAGGATATGGATGGGATTGAGATTGAGATTGAAGATCCTGAGTCTGTATCTATAGGACTAGGTGATTTAGAGATTGATATCGAGCCAGAGCGGGAGTCGACCGACGATTTTGACGCCAATCTAGCCGAATACATGGATGAGGGCGAGTTGCAGGAGTTGGCTGGTGACTTGCTGTCTGACTTTGATGACGATATCGACGCCCGCAAAGACTGGATGCAGACGTATGTCGATGGCTTAGAACTATTGGGGATGAAAATTGAAGAACGATCAGAACCATGGGAAGGTGCATGTGGCGTTTATCATCCGCTGCTATCTGAGGCTCTTGTCAAGTTCCAAGCCGAGACGATTATGGAGACATTCCCAGCTGCGGGGCCAGTTAAAACTAAGATTATTGGTAAGGAAACACCTGCGAAGAAGGAAGCTGCTGAACGTGTGCAAGATGACATGAATTATCAGCTCACCGAAGTCATGGTTGAGTACCGTCCAGAGCATGAGCGTATGGCATGGGGCTTAGGCCTATCAGGCAATGCATTTAAGAAGGTGTACTTTGATCCTAGTCTAAATAGACAGGTGGCTTTGTTTATTCCGGCTGAAGATGTGGTCGTTCCTTATGGCGCTTCTAATCTAGAGACAGCCAACCGTATGACCCATGTCATGCGCAAGACCAAGAATGATCTGCGCCGCTTGATGGTGGCTGGGTTCTATAAAGATGTCGACCTGCCGGAGCCACAGAATACGTTAGACGATGTAGAAAAGAAGATTGCGGAGCGTATGGGGTTCCGCGCTACGTCGGACGATAGATATAAATTGTTAGAAATGCAGGTATATCTAGATCTGCCAGGCTATGAGGATAAAGATGAAAAGGGCAAGAAGACTGGTATTGGTCTCCCATACATTGTAACTATCGAAAAAAATTCTCAAGAGATTTTAGCTATCAGAAGGAACTGGCACCCTGATGATGAGACATGTCAAAAGAGGAACCACTTTGTACACTACCCATATATCCCCGGCTTTGGCTTCTATGCATTCGGTCTTATCCATCTTATTGGTGCTTTTGCTAAGTCTGGTACTTCTATCATTCGTCAGCTGGTTGATGCTGGCACTTTATCGAATCTGCCTGGCGGTCTTAAGACTAAGGGGATGCGGGTCAAGGGTGATGACACTCCAATTTCTCCCGGCGAGTTCCGAGATGTGGACGTTGCCTCCGGCACGATCAGGGACAATATTCTCCCGCTTCCGTACAAAGAGCCAAGCCAAGTCCTCCTAGCTTTAATGAACCAGATCGTTGACGAAGGTCGACGGTTTGCTGGCGCGGCAGATTTGAAGATTGCAGATATGTCGTCCAACTCCCCAGTTGGCACAACACTGGCCATTCTAGAGAGAACACTCAAGGTAATGTCAGCAGTTCAGGCGCGTGTTCACTACGCGATGAAGCAAGAATTAAAACTGCTGAAAGAAATTATTGCTGACTACACGCCGGAAGAGTATGAGTACGAGCCGGTTCAAGGTTCGCGCCGCGCCAAGAAATCTGACTATGACTTAGTAGATGTAATTCCAGTCTCCGATCCTAACGCTGCCACTATGGCGCAAAAGGTTGTCCAGTATCAGGCCGTTATGCAAATGGCGCAGGCCAATCCGCAGATCTATGACTTGGTGGAATTGAATCGCCAGATGCTGGAAGTCTTAGGCATTAAGAACATTGGCAAGCTGGTGCCGAGCGCAGAAGACTTTAAGCCTAAAGACCCAGTTCAAGAAAACATGAATGTTCTTAATGGCAAACCCGTTAAGGCGTTTATCTATCAGGATCATGA